CCCAACGCCCCGCTCATTTTATTAGTCCACACATAGCCCCCGCCCTGGATAACAACGCAATTGTATCCCCCGCCAATCCGACGAAAATACGTCACCGGCTTGTCCTTGATGTCTGCCCACGTCAGGGACTTTTTTTCCAGCCGCTCGATGGCTTCACCAAGTTCTTTATGCTTCCGTTTCAGTTCGTCCAGATTTTCCATGTTGCTCTCCGTGATTAGATTGCCGTTAGGGTCACATTCGATGATGAGATTGCGAGGGGACTTATGCATAGCGCTAAACAGTCCATTGCTTGCATAGGTATGTAGAGTCCTGGCGCATTGATATTGATAATAGGATTGTCCAATTCGCCTCATTGGTCCTCTAATGACTGCCAAACCATCGATGTAATAACTTCCTTTTTTGATTATCATGATTTTGTTTCAGTTGATTGAACTATTAGACTTTTCCTAATAGTTGAACTATCCGGTACTTCCGGAAAGTTGAGCCTGAGTGGTTTTGTAATCAGACATAAAGAAGCTCGTTGAAGCGGTTCATAAAAACATTATATGCTTCCAATGGAGAATAGCATCGGATATTTACCCTTGGATGATCTTCTCCTTTGCTCCACTCAGAGGGCTGCATCAAAAGTCTGGCCTCGATCTTGCACAGCTCTTTGTCCGCCAGATGTGTCTCTTTTGATTTCTGTAACGGAAGCTCAAACTTTTTTCTAACTACGGTTTCAAGTTTGTTTTCAATCTGCCTGTAATCAGGCAAGAGCGCTTTCAGCGGACTGGGGATATCTCCAACATACGCTTCTTGCGCATCGTGTAAGAGAGCGTCCAGGGCATGAGAAGGGCTCACCATGAGGCTGCACCAGTATGAATGCTCTGCAACACTGTAGAACGACACTGTATGACCACCAAAGCGACAGGTATTACTCAATGCATGAGCAATATCGTGAATGTTTATGCTCTCTGGTGTCGGGCATAGAAAATCAAGAAAGTTGCCGCTTTCAGTTTGAATGGATGTGCTCATGGTTGTTTTGAATTTGAGTGGTGGCTTGATTAGATGAAATAAAGAAGGCCCTGAAGTGGCAGCTCCAGGACCTTCGTATATAACCCTCACTTCTGCCAAAGCTGTTCAAGGAGGGCTTGCAGTCTCAATAGGATTCGAACCTATGACCTGCGGGGTAGGTGAGTTGTAGCCTTCTTTGATACTTGCCGTTGCAAGACCTAGAACAGAATGTCTTATCTGTTGGTTTTACCAGGTGTGTTTGCCTTCTTTCTCTAGTAAAAGAGATCTTGCAATTGGGACATATTAAAGTTGCTAAAGTTCTACCTATAGATGCGTGCAATCTAGCATGATCCTGTTTGGTCATAATCTGAAGATTTTCACACCGATTATCGTGTTTGTCTTCATTGATATGGTGTACCACTTCATTACAAGATAGTATTCGACCAATAGCATTTTCTGCTATGACTCTATGTTTTAAAACGTATCCGTGCTTATTAGCATTTGGATGATCTGGAACTACGGCATATAAATAGTCACCCTTCTTGACAATCCTCTTTATCTTCCACATAATATTATCCTTTTATGCCCTAGTACCCCGTCAAGGAATCGAACCCTGATTACGGGAGTAGAATTCCCGTGCCTTATCCAATTAGACGAACGAGGTATTTGGATAATATAAAGAAGATAGAGAAGATTTGCAAGCACCGCTGCTCTATCCAGCTGAGCTATGAGACTGTTATTGAGTTGTCAAGGAATGCTTGACATCTGTGGACCTGGCGAGAGTCGAACTCGCGTCCAGATGTTGTTCAGTCAGAACTGACTACCATCCATTGATTAAGGTTCAATGGTAACCGAGGGACCGACCTAAGTCGACATCTCCACCACCTCATTCTTTAACGCGAGAATGAGGAAAAACGTCCTGTCTTTCCAGGCGTCGACGGATAATTGACACCAGCTGATCCCCTATCCGCGTCAGGGGCTGATGACTTCAGGCCGCTACCTTCTGGCTGCGGACGAAAGCGAGTGCATAATCGTTAGCACTTGTGGTTTCAACAGTTATTTTATAGGAGTCTGTTGACTCTCCCAGGTAGTGTTCATTCCGTTCTTCACCTGTCGAAACCGTGACAGGCCCCACTCCTGGTCCGAAGACCAGGGTGTATTCTATGAATCTAGAGAATCAGCAAGTACGATGCTATTAAGCAAGAAGAGAGGACTCTTGTCTTGCGTTTCACATCTAAGATCACTGACTTTCACAGAGTCATAGGGTGCTAATACAAGCACTGTTGGCTGAGACGCCTCATCCGTGTCTAATTCAACTGTAAGGAGCAAGAGAAAAAGAATGATCACTAAAGCAATCACCCCAAAGAAAAGATTTTTCATTATCTCTCTCACATGCCACAGTAAAAGACAGCGACACAAAGAGGACAATCATCATCATCTGTATCTTCATTTGCTGGCGCGAAGCTCATACCAACATATGCTCCATTATTACCACAGCAATTATTTCCTCGACATTCAATTGTTGGCGCTTTGCTGTAACTGGCTGGTGCATTGATCTGATTGAACGTAAACTGTGATCGCGTAAACACGTCTTCCGTAATAGTTGGGATAACAGAGTCATACCAAGCTATTCGAGGACCTGCTACAGAGCGTTCCACATATGTCTCGCCATTGATTGAAATCGAATAGTCTGTGCCGTAATTGTATTTTTCTGCGTTCACTCGATGGATGAAGTCCATCACATATGCTCCAACAGAAATACTTTCGGCTGGTCCAGTGACGCTGTATACAAATGGCTCATCCTGACTCTTGAAAACAAAATCCAATGTTGCCGTTGATCCAGCCTTCAAATGGAACCGCATTGGATCCTGAACAGCGGCACCTGGATTGTTTGCAAGAAACTCCGCCATTTCTGGGGTAGTAGGAACAAGTGGATCTTGTCCCATATCACTGTCACAGCCAGTGAAGATGAAGAGGGCTATCAGAAAGAAAGCCATCATAGAAAAGGAACGTCTCATAGAAATAGTTCTCAGTTTGTTGAAAGAGTGAGTTTCAGACACATACAAAATGTGTACCTATCTGATTAATCAGCGAGAAGGGCCTCGAGTTCCGAGATAGACAAATCTCCGAGCTCTTCATCTTTCTTCTTCTGAATGAGTTCAGCAATGCGCTGATTCTTCTGACGGGTCTCGGCAGCGGCGGCAGCGCGATCACGATACATGACCTTGGTCTGAAGAACGTCAAGCGCGACCTCAAAGGCAAGCTTGGCGTCCTTGTTGTCTTCTGTGGTTTCCGTGAGGAAAGACTTGGAAGAAGACTTTTCTACATTCTGCTCGAGTTTCACTGCCAGCGCATCCAGGTCCTTGAGATCAAGATCCCAGAGTTGTTCGACAGTGAGAACCCCGTAAGGAGAGGTAAAACGAAGCTTCTTGCGAGAAGCTGCTTTGTAAATATCCATGGTATTGGTGTCAGATTTTGAGTCGGATGACTCGTTTGTGTGAGCCCTTGAGGCGAAGAATTACTTCATCGCGTACAGTGGCATTAAATCCCAGTCCAGATAGCTGGTCACCATCAGGACTGATCATCGTTGTGGATCCCAGAACCTCGAGCACCTTACGATGCTTGGCCAGCTCTGGAAGTAGATTCTCAGCATGGAATCCTCGAATGGGTGTAGAAGCTTTACAGTCCTTCAGGAACATAAAGTAATGCTTGTTGCCCACATTATTGGATCCCCAATGATTTGGAGAAGTGCAGATCAAGTTGACTTGATGGAATCGATTTGTCTCGAGACCATAGACTTCTTGAGAAGACATCTCTGATTCAGGCAGGACATGCTTGATTGAGAATTGACCATCTTTCAAAGTCACCACAGCAACATCAACGTCTCCATCAAAATAGGACGGGTACTCATATAGGTATGTGTTACCATCAAATTCGATTTCGACCTTGAATCCGTTGTGGTCACCATGATTGAAATTGCGGACATGGAATCTGTAATCTCCCTCATACATCCTCTCCCTGTTCTGCCATGTGATGTTTTCCACACCCAGCCCACGAGGATTGATCATATCCACATCAAGTCTGCCGTTTAAATCGTTCTTGTTGTTGAAGTAGATATGACCGTTGTTATGTCTACAATGAGCATCAAGGTCTACGATTGACTTTCCGTCCTCATTCCAGATGAGGGAGAAGCGCAAATCTCCTGTGACGTTTCCTCCTTCTCTCTTGACAGCCTCTTTGATCTCTGACTTTCCAGCCAGATTACCATTGAATGTCCAGGAGTAAGGATTGTCCCACTTGAAGATCTGCTTTGATCCTTCATCAGCTGTCGTCAGGGTCACAAAATGACCTTGATGCTGATTGGTCACAAATGCTTCAACAGATGTGCAGCCAGGCAAGATGTCCTTCATGAATTTATCAATGCTGACTTCTTCAACTCCCCCAAATTCACTCCTCTTGTGACGAGTTGAGGGGGCCTTGACAGAATCAAAGATTGAGACATTCTTGATCTCACCGTTTCCAGTATTGATGTGTCGAATTTCTGAGACTTTGATGTCATCCATTTTGGCTAGACGTCTCTTGAAGGAGTCAGAATAGCCGTTCTCATCGCAGAACTCAGCAGCATGCTGAATCATGAGCTTGGTGATGGGAGACTTCGCCTTCATGTAATTGGCTGGATCCACTCGGATATTCCAGTCTTTACATGCAGCATTGAGATCTTTTCCCTCGGCCAGCTCAGTACACAGAACTCCAATGAGTTCGTTCTTGAACTTTGGGAATCGAACAATAGGAGTGGCCATCCAGCACCACAACTCTCTCTCACCTGCGACTATCTCATCGTACTCCTTTTTTACAGAAATCATATTCTGTACTTTGTGTAGATGAGTATCCCCATTGAGCAGAGAGCCCTGAACGATGAGATCCTGTACCAACTCAAGGGTATCGAGAGGGATCTCTTCCATGGCTCTCTGAAAGACGTTCTTATCATCACGGAAATCTCCCATGAGCGCTTCAACAGAACGCCCACTGAAATCAATAAAGCCGCGATCAATGAGCGCATGCATGTGATTGAAAGTACGAATCTCTCCGGGTTGAACCACACCAAACTTCTGCGCTTCCTCCTCGGTGTACCGTTTGACGTTTGATGCTATGCCAAGTTGGAAGATGGGCATTGGCCTTTTCACAGACTCATACGGGAGTTTGTTGAGCTCATCAAAGGTCTCGACAAACTTGTCCTGGATCGGAGCATTTCTCAGTGCCTGTGAAAGCGCCAGTGCGGACTGTCTCATTTCATCGTCTGCTTCGAAATCAAACATGGTCATGATTTCGAGATCATCAGAGATGGCGACGATATTTCCATATCGACGGATGAAGTTGTTGCAATTGTTGCAATTGTGAACAGAGCTTTCAGGATCTCGGAAGACCGGGTTGTTGTCATCTTCGAATGATTCGAGATAGAGCTCCCACAATTCTCTGCCTGTGAGCGAAGATCTGAACAGGATGCCTGTTTGTTGCATCTTGACAAATTGCTCTTGCAGTTGAGCGGAAAAGGTGGTCATGGCAGTGGTTGGTTTTTGGTTTTCGTCGTTGCTCCATGCGTCTGAAGCCATTTTTCAGGATCTTTCTTCATATCATAGTAGAAATCCCACTGTGGCAGAGTACTTGCTTTGATCTTGCGTGCAGGTACGGGCGAGGCATACCTGTTGGTTGTCGGGCTTTTTGCCTTCAGTCCAGATACCTGGGGTGAAACGAATCTCATGGTAGTGTGTTGATTAAATGGACAAACTTGACGGGATAACCGTCAATATGGTGACTAACCAGACAATCTTGGCATAATGATTGTCTGATATGATGATACATAGCGATATTAGGGCTGATGCAATGGGCATCCCACCGACTTCCGTCGTAAATGACTGGTTGGATCAGGCAAAGAGGTCTTGATATCGGAGCTTGTGGTTTGTATTTCCCAGTTTCAGTCCCCCGCCACAAGTATGTGCCTGTTACTCGCTACCCAGCGTGAAAACGGCGGTGTCAAGAGATGGCTAAAGCCCCATCGATAGCCCGCACGGCAACAAAACTGGGTAGGGGGGAACGACCATCCCGTCCGACCGTCCGCTCTCCCCCTCCTCATTGAATTGATGACCACGGAGACCAGCTTTCAACACTGGTCCCCGATGATCATCTACCACATGACAGGAGGGACAACAAGAGATACATCAGACTGCCCAGATATGTAGACATGATATGTCTTGCATTCTGTACACTGAAGATGTGTTGACATCCCTTGCACAGGTCCAACATTAAACGAAGTACCCTTACAGCGGTGGCATGAGATATGTCGACGTGTAATCCATATCCAGACACGTCGTATCCAAACAACGTAGTCATTCATGATTTAGTCCTCTTCGTCTTTTGACGTCGATGGGCCTTGTAGCATGAAGCGCGACAATATTTCTGCTCAGGATCAGGTCCCAATTTGAATCTTGTGCGACAATCTGGATTGTAACAGTATCGATACCTCTCTGTCTTCAGGAGCTTTTGGATTTCATCATCAGTCATTGAGAATTCCTCATGCTATACAACAATCCTTCATGGACTGTTTAGTCAGAGGTCTCAAACTGTTATGAAATCTACTCGTTCCTGAATAGCTTATTGCCATCGAAGGGATATGTCCGCTTTTTGGCATCGGATGAACGCCAGGTGGGTACATATCCCTTGATGACAATTGGTGTGGTTACCTTCTTCCACCAAAGAGCATTGCAGCCACATATGCCCACATGCGAGGCAAGAACCCACGATTCCTGCTTTCCTTTGCAGCAATCGAGTATGGGTTCGGTGACCGCTTCTCTTTCTTGGGTTTCGTGGAGAAGTTTTCAGCCATTCTGGACAAGAACGACAGCTTACGCCGCTTCTTAGTCTGTCTGGCCATTGCTTTCAGCTCCCACATATCATAATACGGAGCGCTCTCCTTCTTGGAGAATACAGTCCATGGGTTGACGCCTGCAGCTCGCAGAGTTCGATGTTGTCTTGACATGATGTCCTCGTGGTTTTGGACGATGGTGGTTAAATGGATCCCTCTTTATACTTGGCACGGTCACGGACAATACCCTCAAGATCACTGTCACTGACCTTGACATCTCCTATCGCAACACAGTGTTCATAGTGTTGGTTTTTGAATGAGTGGCTAGCTTAACCTGCGTTTTTGTAAACCACCACTAGGGTAGCAGGACGTTCTCAGGTAGCCGTCGCAGGAGGAGTATCAAACTACCAAGTCATCAGGATACTTCGTTGTGAGAGATCGATAATCGTCTCCAGCAGTCTCTCCACACTTGGGACAAACTATATTTGGAATGACGTTATCATGAAAGTTGCGATCATCATAACCATAGGCTTCATGAGTGTGACCACAATGCTCACATTCATAAATGGCTTGGAAGTCGCGGCGAGTCTGAGAAAGGATCTTTTTGATATGCATGATGCACCTGCTTATTGAATAATGACCTTCACTGTCGTTTGCACACTCTCTTTTGAATAGAGACGCTGAGCAAATTCAGTCGGGATGCTTTTGTTGACAAGGAGACTAAAGAACATCTCTTTTGTCATAGCCAGAGTCATTTCTTGCGAGACATCAAAGTCTTTTACAGGACGCTCTACTGGACCATTTTCAACAACAGATTTGCTTTTTTTGTAATAATACTCTGATGCTTTTGCTCTAGACAAGATGATTCGATGACAATCTCTGATAACATTCAAAGCAGATATTGAAGTATCAGGATATTTCTCATTGTATCTATTTCCAATTCCAGGAGACGGCCATTCTTCAACAACGTCAAGAATATCCATGTTGCCAAAGAGCCGCATAAAATCATTGATATCGTCCGGACTACTCTTCATAGCCTTTGCAGTAGACATTAGCATATCTGATATTTTTTCGAGAGTAAATTCTCTATTTGAATTCACTATTCTTTCTCGAAGTCGTCCTATGGTTAACTGTGTCATGATGAGTTACTTGTTTGAGTGAAAGTGGAGCCCGTATCGTGGGCCAATCGCTGCTGGATCAGTACCGGTGACCTTCCAGATCCTCTTATCACCCGCGTAAGTTCAGACAGATAAGGGTGGAACGTGACAGGAATTTAACCTGCTGGTATGACTGATTCGACTCCCAATTTGTGGGATAGCCTCATGGCACTGCTTCGTCATACTTCCATGAGTTCAGATGCTTCACATCTATCACGTTCCATGTATTCAAGCTGCTGGCTCAAGCTCAACGTTGTACAATGATGCAAAATTTTCAAGAGAGGTTTTCATCGCTGGAAGATATCTATTGTACGTTTTAGAAGATCCCATTTCAGAAAGCCCTCCATCTAAGAAATCATATCCAAGTTTTTTGATAGCGGCGTCATCGTGTATAAACTGTAGCAGGTTAAGAAAATAAATATCTTCCTCTGTGAGCTTCTTTGCATCAAAGGCCTCAAGAACAAGACTCTGATGCTTATCATAAATATCTTTTATCGATCCCTGTGCGACCAAAAGGTCATGAAACTTTTCTTCTCGAGGAATAAAGAAACCTACAAAGCACGCTTTGTTTGGCACATACTTTCCTGCTTTGTTGATGAGTGCATATTGACAACGTGTTCCTTTGACAGCAGGTCTCCAAGACTTGTCAATAATATATGCCTTCCAAATGCGTTGCAAGATATCTGCAACGTCAAGATTCATCTCTTTCATGATGGTGTATTTGTTTAAGTGAACTGTCGAGAAATCCTTGACTGTTGCTATCCCGATGGGATTCGAACCCACGATTCTTACTCAAACATTTGAGTCTGCTCTAACCGCTTGAGCTACGGGATACCAGTGCAGTATTTCAGTTGGTTATGAGTACCCCCTGCACGGGACTCATTTCAGTGTCAATTTCCGCAGAGAGCTTCGTAAACACGTTTGACTTCTTCTCGTGTCACGTTAGTGCAACCGATCCTTGCCCCTTCTGCTGTGATCTCTACATCATGACCAGCAACCGTCAGTTTTGCAGGAGACAGGAGAAAAGGTAGCCATTCAACAGGGGCTTCACTGATGTGCTTACGTTGGTCATGGTTTGTAAAGCGCATATCATCTCGATGGAAACCACATGCTTTGGAAGTGTGATAGCCTATCATTCTACCTTCATAGCATGCTTCCCAAAACTTGATCAGATGTTCACTGTAGTGCGTGAGTTGAGCAAAAGATTGAGCTTGTTCTTTGGTATCAAACTCAATACAAATGTCTTTGAGAACAAAGGGATTGTGTACACACTTGATACGGTTCCAATCATGATCAGAATGATACCAAGCCAAGAAGGACCTATGACAAATGCGACGCCGCTAGTAGACACACATGCCAGTGATGCAAATGACATCAAAGCGACCTTGAGCTTCTTTTGAAAAGGGGTCTTTTTAGGTGTTTTGTCACCATTCACATCAACTAACCAAGATGAAACGTTTTTCACCCAGTTCTCAATGGTCTCATCCCATTCAATTTGAAAAGCCCAGCCGATAATGTTCCAGACATGATTCCAGTTTGCCTCAAGGTCAAGTTGATATTCACGTATATCATTGAGTGCCAAAGAGATAACCAAGTCCAGCTCATCATAGCAATCCTCTGTGTGTTGGAGGCGGAATGTTTTGCGCAACATGTTGATATCAATATCAGGTGATTGCAATAGGTGATCTATTACCCTGTTCTTGATATCCTGTCCCAATGCAAGATCTTTTTCGGCGTATGTCATGTGAGTGTGATCCTCCCTCTGGTGTTTCCGTTGATGTCTTTGATGATGTCGTCAGACTCTGGATGCGTGCATAGACAGCCAGGCTTACGATTGAGCTGATTCTCGATCCTCGATGGTATCTGCTCCAGTATGTGATCGATGTCGTAAGGGTCGTCTTTGTCTTCGAGCACAAAGTCAAAGCTTACGGATACAATAATCATGGATTTCCCTCATAGTTATCAAATTTCATGAGCGGTTATCGTTTTTCAAGTGATCAATACTCAAGAGGTATTGAATGATGTTTATCCCCATCTCTACTTGAAATGTCCAGTAGACAGTTCTATGTACTTTGATCCATTCATACTGGACAGAGCCAGGCCAACGCTTGATAACCATGTGGATGATACGGTCAAGAACATCTCCATGGTTGCTGTCAGCTATGGCGAAGGAAGATCCAAAAACAGATTGTACCGTGTGTGGCTTGAGATCAGGATGTTCACAGAGCTCATGTAGAAGTCGAGTCTTGATCTTCTGTCCCTCATGCATGAGCATCTGTTTATCAGTTACATCATTCATGGTGTCTATCGTCGATTGGATGTGAGTTTGGTGTTGAAGCACACCCCAGTAGAGCATGAAGACACCAACCACAGCCAGGATACATATGGTTCCAAGGATGTATGAGTCTCTGTTGATGAAGACGCCACCGCATATTGTGAGCGCAGTGACGATGACAACGAAGAACAGGTTGTCGGATATATTGAACCGCATTGTGGTAGTGGTTTAGTACCCAACAATATCACACTCACTGTCTGCGAATCAATACTACAATGCCAACGATGATCATTGGTACAGTACAAATTGCGACGTCAAATGCGATGATCGTAAGGATGATGAGCAAGGCGATGGAGAGCGTGATGTAGACGGTTTCACTCATGATCGGATAGATTTGAGTCGTCATCTTCTGAGTGAGCCCATGCCAGTAGGCAGAACAAGAGGATGAAGACGGTGAAGACGAGGGTGAGGCCGAGTGGTAATGAGGTCATGGTGATAGTGGCTTATGGTGATTCAGATGTCCAGAAGTCTTTGTCCATCTGATCCAGTCTACGGTCTTCAGCCCTCTCCTCTTCACGGATGAGTGAGACGAGTTCTTTAAGATCACCAAGGACTAGTGTTTTGTTGATGTCTCGTCTGTTGTTTGCAATCATTTTGTTGATTGCGGCATCAAGGTGAGTGAGATTCATGGTGACACTTCAGTTGTCTGCGATGATAGATGAAACAGTGCAAGTGACGTAAGGCCCTAGTTGTACAGGAGATACTTTTATCTCTTTGTTGTGTATGGCTTGATTCACAGCGTTTATGGCAAAAGCTTCTATGGAATCAAGGCTATCTCTGGTGAGGAATGCCAGGTCACGTCCTTCTTGATGGCTAATGATTATTGTTATGGACAGCTGTTTCATGGTGTGTACTCCAGTGGTGTTGTTGGGTGGACAATGCCATATTCTCTGGATGTGTGGGAAATGGGCGGAGTGGGAATTTGGGTGAAATGGGGAGGAGATGGACTAATAACCATGTTTTCACCCTCAAAGTGGGGAGCCGTCCCTATAAAACAGCCATTATTTAGGGTTCATTCCCCACCAGCACTAATTGAGTCAATTCAACGATCATCTGGAATTGCTTTGATAACTCTTCTCAGATATCTCCTTTTCTCAACCAGACCATATAAATAGGTGATATCGGTATCAAAGGCTTCAGTTGCTGATTGATCCTCCAGATGCATGATTGAAAGCCTCTTGGCCTGGATAGCAATATTGACATTGAGATCATCAAGCAATTCTTCTAGCTCTTTCATGATTTCAGTTGGTTTCAGTTGATTCATTTACCCTATTGCCAAGCCTGACCCCCGTCATGGAGGCCAGGCTGACAAAGGACACAGGTTACTCGGCGATCTGAAGGGCAGGATCCTTGTCTGCCTTGAAGACAGGTTCAAGATCCATGGTCTCGAGGGCAGCAACATCCTCAGCACGCAGGTCGATGTCGTCCTGATGGCCAAGCACAAACTCATTGCGCCCAAATGACGGATAGCCCTGGAAGGTGAGCTCCTCTCCTGTGTTGCCATCCACAGCAATGATGCTGTTGAGGATGCGATCACGAAGCTCTTGGGCCTCATGTGCAGGGAGAGATGCAATGCGAGCACGCTGTCCTTCAGACATCACACTCTCGGGAATACATCCAAATGTGCGACGTACAGAGCCATCCTTGATAGCCTCTGCAACCTGCTCCTCTGTCCATTCCTTGGGAACAGGGACGAAGCAGTAGCGCATTGAATTGAAGGGTTGACTGTCGCCAGTCACGAATGGTCCACGTTGGGTCTCGTAGACTGTGGTGATCGGCTGACGCACCTGGGCGTTTACCGTGTCTTCGTGGAACTTGTCTGGGAACAGTGCAACAAGCTCCACAGGTCCACGATTTACGTTCTTTGCCATGATATTTCTCGGCGGTTTAAGTGAAAATGATAGGGGTGGGGCTACTTCGAATCCCGCAAATGAGTGGGGGTCGTTGGTCAAGGTGGTCCACGCTCTCGTGACTTTCTCCATTGTGACCTTTCTCTATTACCAGATGGGGGGGGTATTTGAGGGAAACGTTCCTCCCGTACATGAGGGCACACTTGTCAAATTATATATGGTATTTTTGAGTTCACGGCAGATGGCTATATGAGCAAAATAGGCCCGCCGGGATCTATGTCAGACATAAGTCCATGTTAGAGAAGGAGTTAGTTTTTTCAGCAGATAAGTGTTGTCGGGAATTGCCCGAGACCTGTTATACACCCAGGTAGCAATTGCTGTCATTTGCTACTCACGATTTACTCAATGCTTAGTTAAACACGAATCGTGAGTAGAGAGTGGGGGGTGACTTGGTCTGCTGCAGAACACCGAATGGATGGTCACACTACAATTATGATTGTATAGACCTATGAAAGGTTCAGGTCTAAATGTTGAATAGTGGAGGATCGTATGAAAGGTTGACTACTAATCTGATACTAATTGATGTCGGATTAGTAGTTGGGAGAAGGGTCTACTGACAATCCATGCGCGCCTCACGACACTTTTTATCGTTCTCGCGACAGATATCACGGATCTTGCGACAGTTTTGACGTCTCACGACAGTTCTCACGACAGTTTTATCGCGCTCACGACACTTTATAAGGTCCAGGGACGATAATCACGATTATTAGCCCCACAGACGATATCCCGCCGCTGGTACGGGTGTTGATGGGATCGACATGTGATTCATTTATGTCGACATTGTACACTTTCATAGACACCCCTCCCGTACCTGCATGTTGGAAAGGACGGTTTTATGGATCCAAGGGTCTGTTGACCAGTGATATTGAGATATTCTCAATAAATAATGTTATTATGGCATGCAATGTGCTCTATGCGCATCTGAGTGACACTCACTAAACAAAAAACTGTTATGGATCTCTCAACACATTTCGGTAGCCTAGCGGCCCTCGTGCCTCTGATTATCCTCGTTACCGGATTTATCACGAACCAGTTCAAACTGAAGGGCGGTGCTGCCCAGGCAGTGAGCTGGATTGCTGGCCCTGCGCTGGCGTTCATCGGATTCTTCTTTGATTTGGGAATGTTTGCTGCCATTGGTCCTGTATGGACGGGCACGTATGGCATTGCCGCAGCTCTTCTGGCTAATGGAGTGGTATCCAACGATACCGTTGCATTCGTTCTTGAGTTGCTGAAGCTGAAGGTTCCGAAGGACAAGTAAACCCCAAATGGCCTATGGGGCGGGATGGAGGATTCCTTCGCACCTTGCCTCTGTCCCGCTCCTGACGGCCAAAAGAGAAACGATATGGAATTCATAGTAGATCACATCATCGAGTACGTACACTCATGCGGCTGGAAATATCGGGCTGAGCCTGATCCAGATACGGATGGCGCATACGTAAAGATAACGTATCACGAGTGGGATGACGTGAACAAGATATATGTCAATAAAGGCATCGCTACTGCCATTCCTCCAAATATGCTCAAGCATCTTGGAGCTATTGCTGATACGATAGCCACTGGAATGAGCGCAGAGACAATCTAATAGAATACCCTAGACGTGCTGCACGCACCAATGATCATGGAAGAGACGATGAAAGGAAAACAGTTCACTCTCCCGAAAGGGACAATGGTATATAGTACCGATCCATCTTTTACTCCTGATGGAAAGCCCCTGAAGCGATCACAAACGATTACCGCTTTTGACGCAGATCCAAATTGCGATTCAGAGGGTAGATTCACCGGGACGCTGAGGGTATTGTGGACAGGCACTGGAGGTTACTGGAAGTGGGCTAACATCAAATCAGAGATTATAAAATGAAGACAAAGAAAGTATATGCTGTGTTGACCTATATCCCATGGGACAAAATCACAGCTGATGGCAAAGGCCTGGTTACGGAGGGAGTCGGAAACGGCTTCCTTCCTGTGTTTGACTCGCAGGAGACAGCAGAGCGCAAATTCCCAAGACATGCTATCACAGCAATTGAAATGGAGGTAGAGGATGACCCTGATGTTCTTGAACGGCCCGATGATGGGCAAGAAGATCCTCAATGAATTTGCACCACCTGTCTATAAGGCATATGCGCCAGACGGGCAGACGCAAGATATCTCTTCAACAGGATGCGCTGTGACTCTAGAGAGGCGTATAGTCATATACAAACGAATCAATATCAATGGACAAACAGCAGAATACAGATCGGATAGTGGGTGAGGCCAGGATTCCTCTCGAGGAGTGGCTTCGAATGAGAACCTCCGCAAAAAATGCGGAGAAAATGATGACTCACACCAAAAAGGCTCTCCACCACGTCCAGGTCCTGCTCAGCCACATGTTGGTCAAGGATGAGGATATTGGGCGATCTTTGGTAGCATCGATCACAGAATTCAACAATCAATCCAATGCGGCGATTATCAGAGTTGAGGCTGGCCGCGTAACCATCGAGCTGAAAGAGGAGTCGTGAAACCCAAGAAGATCCCCAGAGAGCGCGAACACACCTATCAACGTAAACATGGCCACTCCCAAACAAAAGATCCTGAAGGTACCGGCGACGACAACGCTGCAGTACCTTCAGTTATTCAACGGCCTATTCGAGCTGACGACAAAGGAAATGGAAGTACTTGCCGCCTTTGTGACGCTTCACCTTCATCTGAAGAAGGTGGGTGTGATGGCCAATGTCTTCTCGAGTGACATGAAGAAGAAGGTGGCTGAGCAATTGAAGTTCGACAACTGGAATCACCTGAACGTCTACATCAAACAGCTTCGAGACAAGAAGGCCATTCGGAAGATTCCAGGTGGCTATGATATTCACCCTTTCCTGATCCCGACTGGAGAGAAGGAAATAATTTTTCGACTCAAATGATATTTCAACTCGTCTTACTCGCCGTTTTTGGTTTCATCCAGAACATGGCGTTTACCTGGACATCTCGCTCCCGTAATTCTGGCGATCCGTCATATCATCGGTATGCGGCCTGGTGTTCAAACGGTATCTGGCTCATCACGAACCTGACCGCACTCACCGTGCTTCTTGACCCGGTCAAAAACGGCGATTGGCTCACGGCTCTGCCTGCTGGCCTGGTTTACATCATCTTTACCACCGAAGGAAGTGTTTTCATGATGAGAATTCTCCTCGGGAAGATCCATGTCCCTATGTTGAGCAAGTGGCTCACGGAGAAGGGAGAGCGTAAAGTGGGGCATAAATATGGCACATGATATTCTACGAGAACGCCTTTTGAAGAAAGCTGGCCTCGCCAAGGAGAAACGGGCGGCAGATCTCGATTTACTAAGAGAAAAGAACTGGTGTCCTGAGTTTGAGGAGATGATGCGGAATAGATTAGTCATGGGAGCCCTTCGACACAATGACGGGAATCCCTGGCCACAGCCGGAGGGAATGTATGACTATGTCGCCTATCTGCGCACGAAGCTGGATCTCTATGAGAAAGAAAGAAACACTGAGCTCCTGGTTGATGTGGCAAATATGGCTATGTTGGAATATGTCTTTGGTACACATCCAGATCGGCACTTCGAAGCTCTCAATGATCATGGACATCACTATCAACGAATAGGATAATATGGCCAAGCCAGCAAGAAAGAACGAGATCATCCGTAAGATTGCTCTTGACGAGGGTCTTACCAAACAGCAAGTAGAGGAAGCTGTGAACAGTCAATTCCGATTTGCCCACAGGGTCATGGCTTCTAACACGTTTGCACAGGTGAGGCTTCCGTTCTTTGGTCGCTTCTGGGTGAAGCCCGCCAGGCTCAAGTTCCTACAGAAATTTGGGAAGCGTATCCCAGACCAAGAGGATGATTGACTTACACATACGACATTTTGTTGAACACAACTTACTGATAATACAATGTCCTTGAATACAACCTATTTCGATCATGTCATCAGGATGCGTCAACGCATTATCAATGCTGAGCGAAGCATTACAGTTAAGTCAGCAACTCATCTGATGACTACGGCTAGATTCTCTCTGGGACTGGTTCTGGATCTGAGCAACTATCCGCACAACCCATACAAGAGAGCCCATCAGATAAGGGCTAGGGGAAAGGGAAACAAGAAGGCCCTCAATCCCCTGACAGAAGACGCGGAAGAAATGCGTTTCCATGGAAGCTCCGTCGCTGACCTCGAAATGCTCAGACAAGAGTTGGATAACATCGCCCATCTCATCCACTCCTCTCTGTACCTGCCGTTGGGCTCTATGGATCTGGGGCATTTAGCGGATTTTGTATCTAGAGCTCATCAGGATATCCTGTTGGCAAGATGTTTTGTGTCTGTTCAATTGGCTCGTATGGCCACAGAAACGGAGAACGATCCAGATGATTGAAGAAGCGGAATTTGATTCAAATGAGATGACCTACAGCAGGTTGTCCAGGGTCTACTTCGAAGGAGATCATCCTGACGAGGGGCCCATCTGTGTTCTGTTGCTACTCATACCTCATTACGAAGACAAGGGGCTGAAAGGCATCTGCTTCATGCGTGTAGCAGAGGATCCAGAGCTGTTCAAAGTTGGACACAAAATTGGAATCATGGAATCGAAGGCATGGATTCGATATCCAAATGGTCAACATAGAGAACTGAAGAAGATTGGTTCTACGCAATCTGAATACAAAAACCCAGGCAAAATCTATATAGGGGGCTGAAATGAAGCTATTGGTGCTAGAAGACGACTTGAGAGCATATCCATCTCCGGAAGCAGCAATGATTCCTGAGTTCAAGGCTCTCATTCGTCGAGACAGAGGATCACCTGGGGACTCACAGGGGAAAAAGAAACAGAAGGCTGCTCGAGAGTTTGCCTACATTTACCATATCTGCTCTCATGAGAGTCCATACCGGAGCTATGAAGGCGAGTATCGGGAGGAAAAAGTCAGAACCGATGTCTTTCATGACATGCCTGAATGGAGAGCCGACAAAGACGTCAAAGCAGCAAAGGATAAATACGAGGAGCTCACGGATACTGAGCTCACGATGCTGCTCAAGGGAGCTACTTCTGCAGTGAACAAGTTGCGTGGTTACTTTGAGACAGTTGACTTTACAGCTCTTGATGAACAAGGACGCCCTATTTACACTGCAAAAGATGTTGTTTCTAACTTGAGCAATCTTGGCAAAGTAGTTGAAGGGTTAGAGAGACTCAAAGAACAGGTAGAAAAGGAAGAACTAGGCAACTCCGCCAATAGAAAGGGAGTTGAAGTAAACAGATTTTCTGAATAATCTATATGGGAAGGATTCTAGTTAATACGGATTACCTGCGTGAAAACGCTCTCCACTTCATGAAGCATGGGTATTACACCGATGCTCCAGCGGGAACGAGAGCATATAACGAGTTTTGGGATGAGGAGCTGCGCCGTATTCAATATGGCCATTCTGTTGGGGGTCTGCATATCACTGGCCCCCATTACTGGTATCTGAACTACTGCCAGATCTTGAGAGTAGAGGACCAGGCAGAGCTCTCAGGTCGGAAAGGGGTGGGTAAGGTTCAGACCTTTCCTGCTTTTTGGGATGGTGATTACAACTTCTTTTGGGCGGCTGAGATTGCACGCCATGGTATTGAGAAGGAGCTGTATGCCGCTCTCGATCTCGAAATCCAGATCAAGCCGGAAGATCTCCCAGGTGGACGACATCTGGTGGTTTTGAAAGCTCGAGGAAAGGGTTATTCGTACAAAGCAGGGTCCATGCTTTCCCGTCTCTTTTGTACTGGCCGGAAGATGAAGTCCTACGCCATGGCATTTGAGAAGGAGTACCTGACCAAGGATGGTGTGCTCAACAAGGCCTGGGACAACATCTCATTTGTCGATAACCACACAGCATACAGACAGCCTCGCATCAAGGATCAGGAGATGCACAAGCAGTCAGGGTACAAAAGGAATGTTGGCGGTACAGACGTCACCATGGGTACTCTGAACGAAATCATTGGAGTTTCCCTCAAGGATGACCCAGACAAAGCTCGCGGTAAGCGAGGAGAGCTCATCTTCTTCGAGGAAGCCGGTAAATTCCCTGGGCTGTTGAAGGCCTGGGGAGTTTCCCGTCCATCTGTAGAACAGGGCGCGTACACATCGGGGATGATGATCGCGTATGGAACTGGTGGTACTGAAGACGCCAACTATGATAGTTTGGAAGAGTTGTTCTACAATCCAGAGGCCCACAACGTTCTGGCAATGGACAATATCTGGGATGATGGCGCAACTGGAACCTTCTGTTCTTTCTTTGTCCCCACTCAGCAAAACTGGGAAGGGTACATTGATTCGAATGGCAACTCAGATCTCGAAGGAGCCAAAGCATATCACGAGCTTCAGAGAGACCTGAAGAAGAAGAGTCAGGAGCCCACAGCACTCGAACAGTATATCTGTGAGAACCCATATACTCCGCGTGAGGCTACCCTCCAGACGACTGCCAATCTGTTTCCTACGATTGTACTGCAGGACCAGTTGAACTCTGTCCAGGCCCATGACAGACACAATGCAGGCACCCCAGGCATACTCTATCGATCCAAGGAAGGAGTAGTGAAGCTGAAGGTGACTGACAAAGCAACCCCCGTTTACGAATACCCCCTCAAGCGTGGCCAAGACACAACTGGCTGCGTTGTCGTATACGAAGCCCCCATCAAAGGAGATACTGGCAAAGTCCCAATGGGGCTGTATGCTATTGGCCATGACCCCTACGCCCATGACAATTCACATGGAGGATCATTGGGAGCGGCCTATGTTCTGAAACGAGCAAACAACTTCTCTTCAAGTCTCAACGAAGGGATAGTTGCCTCCTATGTTGGTCGTCCTTCATCTCAGGATGAGTATAACGATCAGCTGCTGCTGTTGGCCGAGTACTACGACTGCAAAATCGGCTTTGAGAATGACCGTGGTGATGTTATTGGATACGCCAAAAGGTTCCGGAAACTCCATCTCCTTGAAGAGGAATTCGAGATGCTGGATAAGAAGGAACTGCAGTCCAGGCGTGTACGACGTCCCTTCGGCATGCACATGACTGAAGCACGGAAGAAGCAAGGTGAGATTTATATTCGAGACTGGTTGAATCAGCCTGTCACTCATTATGATGATGGTTCAACAAGACTGATGGCCCATACTATTTTGGACCCAGGTTTGCTACGAGAGCTGTTGAAGTTCAACCATAAAGGGAACTTTGACCGTGCCATGGCGCTGATGGTATCAATGTACTACTTGAAAGAGCTCCATAACGCAGAGGTGACTCCGCGAGATGAGAGTGTACACAATGAATTTTTTGACCGACAACTCTTCTCATGATCCACACTTCCAGCAACTTCCAGCAAATCCCCCGGCAGAAAGTCTCCCGGGCGGAAAAAACAGACAAGTGGGCACAGGACACGATAGACGCAATTATCGGATCCTCCAACTTCGAACCAGGGCACGTCGGAGATAGAGACCTTCTTCGCAAGGCCTATGAATACTACAATGGGATCATCGACGACGATGACTATACCCATGTGCTACGCCCATACGGAAAAACCAGAAAGAACTTTCCTGCCAAGCTGCACAACTATCCGATCATCAAGCCGGTGATTGATCTCCTCCTTGGAGAAAAACGTAAGCGCCCACTCAATTATACCGTTGCTGTAGCCAATCCGGATGCTATCACAGAGAAGGAAAAGGCGGTCAAAGAGGCCGTATTTCAGAACCTGCAGCAACAGTTCATCAATGAGTTGAGCCGACAAGGTATTCAGACTGGAATGGAGACAGAGGGAGAAGATCCTCCAGAGGTCATCGCCAAGGCTGCAGCCACCTCATATCAGGATGCAAGAGCCATTCGTGGACAAGAGTCTCTGAATTACATGATGCATAATATGCGTCTGAGAAATGAGTTCAGTAAAGCGTGGTTCCACTTCCTAGTTTCAGGTATGGCTATTACATTCAGAGACGTGATTGCCGATGAGCCCGTTTTCGATATCCTCAATCCGCTGGAAGTTGATTTTGACAAGTCTCCGGATACGGAGTTTATTGAAGATGGAGATTGGGCAGTCCACCGCATGCTTGCTACACCCGCCAGGGTGATTGATCTATTCTACGACGAACTCTCAAGCGGACAGGTAGACCGTATAGAGCGCCCTGAAAATAATCGCTCTGAGGCCTTCCTCTTGTACTCAGATCTTGAGAAGAACGAAGAGTCAAAAGATCGCCTGGTAGAGGTCATGCGTGTGTTCTGGAAGTCTCTCAAGAAGGTGGGAATCGTTTCCTACATTGATGAGGACGGCATGCTCCAGGAGATGGAGGTTGAAGAGGGCTACAAAACCGGCCCAGATGAACAAGTAGAATGGTATTGGATCAATGAGGTCTGGGAAGGATACCGCCTAGATGGAGACATCTACCTGAAGATGCGCCCAATGGATGTGCAGCGTGGATCTCTCGACAACCTGTCGACCTGCAAGCTCCCCATCAATGGTCGGAAGTATTCGGACACCAATGCTCCGAACATCTCTCTGGTCCTGCTGGGTATTCCATATCAGCTCAATTATAACATCTTCAAGTATCGTCTGGAAGTAGCTCTGGCCAAGTCCAAGGATCTCATCGCTCAGTTTGACATCAACATGATGCCAAAGGGATGGGACATGGACAAGTGGATGTACTTCCTGGATGCCACTGGTATTGCGTGGACCGACTATGCCAAGGAGGGAGTCACGCTCAATCCTCAACATCAGTCTGTTCTGGACATGTCCATCAAGACCATTGGTGACTGGGTGACTCTCATGGAAGCCACCCGCACAGAATGGATGGAACTGGCTGGAGTCAACAGACAGCGTCTTGGTGGCGTTTCCCAGTACGATGGAAAGGCTACTGTTGAGCAGTCCATCATCCAGTCATCTCACATTACAGAGGACATGTTTGCCAAGTTCGCTGAGCTGGAACAGCGAGATCTGCAAGCACTCCTTGATCTCTCAAAGCTTGCTTGGATAAACGGCAAGAAGTCCATGTACGTTCTGTCTGATCTATCCCAGGCTTATTTGGAGATCGACGGTATTGACCACATGGAGTCTGAGTATGGAGTCTTTGTGAGCGATGCCTCCTCCGACCTGGAAAAGGTTCAGATGGTTCAGGCTCTCGGTCAGGCCATGGCTCAGAACGGAACACCTCTCTCAGCAATCGTTGATATCATTGATGCAACCAGCTTGCCGCAGATCAGACAGAAGATCAAGGAAGCAGAGGCCTCAATGCAGAAGCTGCAGGAAGCCCAGGCACAGGCCCAGCAGGAAATGGAACAGGCCAAGATGCAAAGCGATCAGATCAAACTGGATGAGGAAGCTCGTCAGAAGGATCTTGACCGTCAGAACAGAATCGATGTTGCACTCATCCAGGCTGAGTCCCAGCGTAGTCTCGCTGAGCTCAATCTTGGTGATGTGGATGATGATCGAGCAGTTCAACTCAAACGTGAAGAGATGGCACAGAAGGAGCGCCTTGAGCGCGAGAAGCTGTCCATTGATCGCAAGAAGGCAGACAATGATCGTATCAAAGCAGATGCGGCAATGAAGAAAGCATCACAGAAACCTCCGAAGGTCGGAGGATCTAAATAACAAGTGTCATATTGTAAGGGCCATAAAAACCGTTGAGTTTTTCTCAACATTGGCCCACGATTGGCATACAATCAACCGAATACACAGAGAGCAATGGCAAAGAAACAAGACAAGCTGAATCTCGACGACATCGACTTTGATGCCGCATTCAATCCAGAAGAAGATGGAACACCCCGACTTCCTCTTGATGACGATGATGACAGAAAGACTGATGATCAGCCTCCCAAGGGAGAAGAAGTCGATAATGACGACGATTCTGATGATGACGATGGTGAAGACGAAAGTCTTGACGATGATGATTCGTCTGATGAATCCAATAAGGTCAAAGATGACAAAAACAAGGGAGATGATGATGACGAAGACGATGAAGAAGGAAGCGATGAGCTTCCTCCTCTAGTTGACGAAGTCAGAGGACTCCTTGGGTTTGACATTGAAGATGAGTTCGAAGACACCCCCGAAGGTCTGGTAGAACTGACTAAGCGCGCAGCAACCAAGATGGCTGATACGCAACTCAAGGAGTTGTTTGATGCCATGCCGGATGTTGAGCAGTACATGCAGTTCAGACTCCAGGGTGGTGACTCCGCCCAGTTCTTTGAAACGTTCTATGGCGAAACTGACTACGAGACCACGCAGGTCAAGGAGGATGATATCGCCATGCAGGAGCACCTCGTCCGGAGAGCTATGGAGCTCAAGGGATTCGAGCAGGAGGACATCAAAACTTCTGTCGAGGAATTCAAAAACACCGGCATTCTCCAATCGCAAGCTGAAATGGCTCGCAAGGGACTGGTAAAGTACCAGAGTCGGGAAAAAGAACGACTCTTGAAAGAGCAGGAGCGGCAAGCGCAGGAGGTTCAAAAGCAGACAGAGGCCTACTGGACAGAGGTTACGGAAACCATCCAGAAATCCAATGAGCTGCGTGGAATCCCAATCTCGGAAAAGGATAAGAAGGAACTTATGGATTACGTGAGTAAGCCAGTAAGAGACGGAATGTCAGCTTTCCAGGTTGCCATGAATGAGGCTCCTACGGATGTCTATCTGGCCATCGCGGCCTTATTGAAGCGCGATTTCAATCTTGACGGTATTGTTTCTCGGAAGGCATCGAGCCTGAAGGCAAACAACCTGAGAGAGCGAATGTCAAAGAGCAAGGACAAGCTCAAGTCCAAGGGTCAACAGACCAAGGGAAGAGTGGACAACCCGAGCTTTGACGCGCTTGATTTGAGCATCGGAACATAAATCACCAACCAAACGCAATAACGCGCCATGAAGGTAACACGTACCTATTTCAACGATGCGCAGATGACGGACATGAATTCACTGGCCAATGCGCTTCTGGCGCGGCCTGCTGAGATCAGCCCTATTCTGACGCATCTCGGTGGCCGGGAAGACAAGCGATTCCCGCTCACTATGCTCACGGAAGGCGTGGGCAACACCAAATCCATTGACCAGCTCGAGTATGAGTACCGTGTACAGACCCGTCTGCGTAAGACGCGGCCTGTTGCTGTCACGAACTCTACCTCCAGTCTTGGCCTCGGTGGCTCCCTTTTCACTCTTGACTTTCCGGACAAGTGGTTCATCAAGGACTACGTTCTGGTAGCAGAAAGCGGGACCCAGGCCCGTGTCATGGCGGAACCAGTTCCAAATGGCTCTAACTGGACCTACACTCTTCGTCTTGTCAATCCTGATCCTGCTGCTTTCCTTCCTGCATCTGATGCAGTTGGTGGAGCTCTCTGGGGTCAGCTGTTTGCTCCCGTGGGCACGGATTTCTCGCGTGGGAACGCCAGCAACTGGCAGTCTCCTGAGAAAATCCGCCACAAATTGTCGACGATCCGTAAGTCGTATTCCTTCAGTGGTAACGCCAAGGATTACGTTGTCGTCTTCGATCTTCCCCTGAATGATGGTCGCACCACGCGCCTCTGGATGGATTACGAAGAGTGGCAGTACATGCTCCAGTGGAGAGAAGAAGCTGAGATGCTCTACTGGTATGGTCAGCAGAGTTACAATGCCAACGGCGAAAGCAATCTCCTCGACGAGAATGGTCAGCCTATTGTCATTGGCCCTGGTCTCTTTGAGCAGGTCATCAACAAGGACACGTACTCTGAGCTCACTGCCACGAAGCTGAAGAACACCATTGGTGATCAGTTCTATGGCATGACTGACGGACAGAATAAGCAGATCACTGTTTATACTGGTACTGGTGGTGCTCGTGAGTTCGATGAAGCCATGAAGGATGAGCTCTCAGGCTACCGTCAGTTCAACGACGGCAAGTTTGTCAGCGGTGATGGTCGGAATATGACTCTCACTGGATTCTTCACCACCTACGAGCATGTTGACGGTCATACTGTCCGCGTGGTCAAGGTGCCGCTGTTTGACCATGGTACCGTTGCCCAGGCTGCTGCCAAGCACCCAGTCACTGGTTACAGCATGGAATCCTATCGGATGGTTTTCGTTGACCAGTCTACGTACGATGGTCAGTCTAATCTGACGATGATCAACAAGAAGGGTCGGGAGATGCTCCGCTGGGCCGTTGCCGGTTCTGTGGTTCCCAATGGCTTCGGTCAGTCTCTCCTCCGTGCCAGTGATGTTGACGGTGCTTCCGTCCACTTCCTGAAAACGGCTGGAGTCCTGCTCCGTCGCTTTGACACTTCCATCGATCTCCAGTGCGTGGCTTCCTAAGCCACCTCTATGTCAAGGTCTGGGGGAGGTAACACTCCCCCGCCTTGAACATGATCACAAAAAACCCCATACAATGAAACAGATTCAAATCCGACGTAAAGAAACAACTCACTCCTACCTGCCAAACCGCGTGGTTGCGGATGCCAGGAAGAAGTTGGGTTCTATTTTCGTTTCTCGTAGCCCTCTTCGTGGTCTGACCCAGGAAGAAGAGCGGACATATCTCCCAGAAGTCCTTGGGATTGGAGCAGATCATCAGAACTTCCAGGCCAAGGTCCGCCAGTTCTGGGCAGACTTCACCATCGACGTTCCTCATGATGGCGTTGTTCTCGACATCACGACGACTGAGAAGGGAGTTCCTCTCCACATTGATGACTGGATCAAGTACCAGTGGGCCAAGAAGCACCGCTTTGTGGCAGACAACGCAGAGGATATGCGCAAGGATCCTCTGAAGACGTTCTACATCTATGATCCTGAGAAGGAGATTGGAAAGCAGCACCGCACTCTGCAGGACAAGAAAGCGGCGTTCAAGGAATTCATCAAGATCAGCGAAGATCCAAATGCTGTTATTCGTGTTCTCCGCGTCCTTGGCAAAACGAATCCAGACAATATGTCTGAGACTCAACGTGAGAACATGCTTGCTCAGCTCTTGGAAGACAGTCCAATGAAGTTTTTGGCGGTTGCAACCGACAAGAACCTCGAAATCCAGGATGAAATCTTCAAGCTCATTGAGGCAGACGTCGTTCGTCAGATTGGCTCCTCGTATCTCTACTTGGATAAGACCATTGGAGAAACCTTGGACGAAGCCATTCAGTTCATGAAAAGCAAGACCAATTCGAAGACCGTGGCTGAAATGAAAGCCAAGCTCAAAGAGTTCGCAACCGCATAAGAAACCATGACCGCAGCACAGCTTCATGTAGCAATAAACACCCGACTCCAGCAGGTTGGGGCTCATGTCAACGATGACTTCCTCATCGATGAGATTGATTACTATTTGACAGCTGCGCAACGGGAAATCGTTGTAAATCGCGTGCAGCAGTCAGCAGGGGATCCTGCTCAGTTGGCAGTGAATGACATTCGTCCACTTGTCTCTGAGCAGGTTCTCCTGCCACTGTTTGATGCCACCGCCTTTCCTGCTGGGGTGGATAACGAGTATTATTGCCCATATCCAGATGACTACATCATGTGGCTGTCATCTGAGACAGGTCTGACCAGAACAGCAGATCCTGAGATTCTGGTCAAGGAGTATGTTCAAAATCAGACTATCACAGAAACCCAAGTTGCTCAATTCAGGACCAACACTGAGCACAAGCCACATATCAGGAATCCGCGAGTACTGGTGAGGGAGGATTTCCTGCACGTATTCTGTGACTATCAGACTACACTCGTAGACCAGAAGATCACGTATGTTAGATTCCCTCTGGATATCATCCTTGATGAATCTGATGACTTTGTCAACCAGGATCCAGAGCTTCCAGATCACATGCACGAAGAGATCATCCAGAGAGCTCTCCAGAAGATGCTCGGTGATCTCAACGCAGAACCACAAGAAGGATGACAGCAAGACAGATGCAAATCGCCTTCCAGGACGCCTTTGAGCGCTCTGGTCTTGAGTTGAACCTGACGTCAACTGAACTCTTCAAGGAGCTCAATGACGCCCAGGATATCATTGTAGCTGAGCTGTTCTCACAGTTCGAGGCAACAAATCAAGTCTCTGCTGCACTTGCGCCTCTCGTGATCCGGAATCTTGAAATCGAAACTGATTACCCTGGCGTAAATACAATCAGCGGGTACACGATTGATAGAGCTAATCTTCCTTCAAACTTTCGCTTCTTCATCTCTCTTACCTCAAAGGTAGAATGGGTGTATGGCGGATACTCTGGCACAACTGTTGATAGTGGCACCAATAACCGTACTGTAGACGATGTTGGAAAAGACACTTCCTATCGGTTTACAGGGATCTCTCAGCAGGATGACATTTACAGAATGCTGGCTGATCCTTTCAACAGACCTAATTTCAGGGGTCCCGTCGCTGTCCTACATGACTCATTCATTGATGTGTACTCAGATAATTCGACCTTCGTAGTACCAAACGTCTATCTGGATTATCTCAAAGATCCAGATCAGATCTCCATCACCGGCGCAGGCACGCCGAGTGAACTGCCTGATGAACTACATCGGCAGATCGTAGATACAGCAGTAGAACGCTATTTGCAGCGAGTCACTGGTGTTAGATCAACAACCACTCAAGCAGAATAAATACCATGAACCCTCTCGTATACATCCAGAACACTGGAGCTTTCGCAAACGGAAGTGCAACGGACCCTTCAGGAGTCGCTGCTGGCAAAATCGCTGTGTTCAATGCAGCAACCGGAGCCGAGCACAGCTTTGAAGATACCCCGATGCCAGCTAAGTTTTACATTGTCCAGGGACACGCTGATCAGCCGATCATCTCCCCTGTCATCGAATCTGCCAACGTTGTCAATGCTGAGTACCTCGCGTACACGGCTCCTGTCAAGAAGTTGGTTACGATTACCAGCATTCCCGCTGGACCCACTGGTGGCGATACCTATACCGTCAAGGTGGTGAATCTCAAAACGGACACAGAGCCATTTGCCCGTAAGAACTACGAGATCGTTGTTCCTGCTTCCCAGGCCGATGAAGACTCTATTTACGCGCTGGTTGCTGCCAACAAGGCTGATGCAAGTCGCTTTGTTGATTTCGGCGCCAATAAGATCGATACCAAGACTGTCACTGGTACGAACGGTAACCTGGTGCTTACTGTAACTGACCCTGAGAATGATCTCTCTATCAGTTACACGACTGCCTTCAATACCAACGTAGCCACGACTATCGACGATCTTGTAGCAAATCATGCTGCTTCGCTCCTGGCGAACTTTGGTATCACAGTGACTGACGGAACCACGACTGCTATCTTTACGGGTGGTGTAGGCTCTGGTGACTTCACGATTGTTGATACGGACTCAACTGGTGACATGGCGGCTTCGATCTCCGTGACGGAAGCCACAAGCCTCTTGATCCAGTCGTCTGAAGTCGATGACAACTTCCAGGTGTTCTTGAATGACACCACTGGTTCTGGTATCTCTGGCGCTACCGCTACCGACACTACGGCATGGAAGGAGGGTTCAGGCTCTGCGGCTCAACTGCTTGCTACGGAACTCACTAGCCATGGTCGTCGTGGTAACTACTACCGTGAGACGCCTCAGCCTCTGATTCCAGAAACCTTTGCTGATGTAACGACTCCTGGGACATACAATCTCTGGACGTTCCTCGTGAAGACGAATCAGGAAGGTCAGTCTCCTGTGAAGGGAAATCAGTACTACCAGGTTGTTATTGCTGGTAAGGCCGCTGTGACTGGAAGTTGGAATACGTTCCTGGCTACTTCCTAAGCTGCTTTCCGTAGACCTCTACGGTTATGGGGGTGGCTCTCTTGCCGAGGGTCACCCCCTTTTCGTAGATCACTTTTATTTTCATAATTCATGTCGTTGCGGGAGCACTTTTTGCGTGTGCCTGTAAAAAGGAGAGGACCAAAATGATGACCTTATGGATGCTGTTCATTCAAGAGTTGCCAGATGGAGTAATAGAAACAATTTCGAAGGTCTCCCCTTACGATGCCACAGCATACGGAGGTTTAGTTTTAGTCCTTCTAATAATGTTGTATCTGCAGTACAAAGACAAACAGCGTCAAGCTGAATCTCTCGAGAAGCTTGTTGAAACGCTGAAGGACATCGAGATTAACCTTAGAGCAATCCCAGATTTGAAAATGCTAATCCTCTCTAGATTGCTCAATAACAAATCAGACTCAGATGCTTAATGGACTGAAGAATATGTTCCAGGCTGTTGACCGTCATCGTGATGCACAAAAGGCTCTAACCGCACAGACACTGCGCATAAAAGCTCTTCGTCTCAATGATGAGAACGTACCGGAAGTGCCCGTAGAGTTCAAAGTCCATGGTTTTTGGGAAAGAACAAGCAAAAAACTTGGCCATGGTGTGATGTTCAACAGGACGTCATATCAATCGGATGACGAAGTGGCTTTAGCATGCCAATGGGAAAATGGGGCAATGCTACATCCACACGTCCACCCTGATGCTGACGAATTCATTTACGTAATTCGAGGATCTCTAAAGGACATACACAGTGGAGCTATTCTCCTTCCTGGAGAAGAGGTGTCTGTAGAACAGATTATGGAAGGGAATGCTCACAGTCAGCCATATGTGATTCCAGCAGGGCAGATACACTTTCTACAGGCTCTTGAGCGAGATACCTTTTTCGTAGTTAAACTCAAGAAAGCCAATGTCAACTCAGATAACAATCAATGATGCAACTGAGGGAAAATCCAAAATTGGAAAGGTCTCCCTCTGGCTCAATATCATTCTGCTAGCACTTCTTGCAATTTCATGGGTGACTAGACCCAAGATCCTGGATCCTGAGATCATAGAGCGGGTGGAGACAGTTGTTGAAACAGACACCATCTATGTCGACAACGTGATCCGAGAGGTAGAGCTTGTCAGAGATACAGTAATCGTTCACGATAGCATTCCAAGTGGAGTATCGTCCTCTAAATTGGACGGTCTCGAGCCTCTGAGAACCTATTATAGGAGCTTCCAGGACAGTTTAATCACTGGAAGGATTGTTTCCCTCACTCGTGGAGAGCTTTTGGAACAGAAGTTGTTCTACAAGTCATTGAAGCCAGAAGTAATCCTCAAGACAGTCACAAACACGGAATATGTCACAGAGAGGATCATCGTCAAACAAAGCTTTTTGCAAGCTGGATTAGACATTGGTGTAGCTGCTTCAGGTCTCCAAGTCAACCCAATGATCGGGTATAGTCACCACTCAGGATATTCGGTATTTTATCGATATTCTCCATGGGAAGGTGGCGGACACAGCGTTGGGTTCATGTCACCTATCAGAATCCCCTGGTTGAATCTATGACCATCGAAAAGGCAAAGCAGTTCCTCATAGACCATCCTGGTTATCTCAAATGGGGAGCTGACCGCCTCTCCGAGAAACTGGGACTTTCTCGATCTTTGATTACTGATTTGAAAGCCGTTGTCAGAGTAGAGACAGCTGTATCAAATGACTCGAGATCCTTCAATGAAGGAGGAGAACCTCCAATAGACGGTACTGCTTATGATCAGTACCTGGCTCTAAATGGTATTTCTCCAGATGATGTTGTATCTGTCAAATACTGGCAGAACATGGGCGGAGAGCAGAGATTCAGCGTTGTCACCAAAGAAGACAACGAACTCTCCCAGACACAGATGGAAGAGGCCGTCTTTTCTCTGTTTGATGGATACTCTCCCCCTGTGTATGTGGCTCCATCTCCTTTCGTTGAAGACAAGTGTGCAATCATCAACCTCTATGATGCGCACGTTGACAAAGTTATTTTGTCAGGAGAGGTATATGATGACGATACAGACTTGAATCTGGAAGAACGCTTTCAACAGCTAGAAGAAAGATTCGATGAGCTTCTATCTGGCGTAGCAATGCATCACCCAGAGACCATCTTCTTTCCCGTTGGAAACGACTTCTTTACTACCAACGGTCCTGGTCAAGGAACGAAGAGAGGAACACCACAGCGTACCATTGCGCCCCATGAGGAAGTCTTCCTTCGTGGGGCTCGTTTTTATATGGACTGCGTGTGCAAACTTCTACAGGTAGCCCAGAACGTTGAGGTGGCCATCATCCGTGGCAATCATGACGCAGATGCTGTATTCTACCTCGGGGTCGCACTCAAGATGGGTCTTGCTCACGAGAGTCGAGTGACAGTCCATATGTCCAGGCATGCCCGTAAGTACTTCGAGTACGGTATTTGGGGATTTGGCTTTGGCCATGGGGACAATGAGAAGCGCAACATGGATCGTATGCCACTCTGGTTTGCGCAGGAAGCCAAGTCAATATGGTATCGCACCAAGTTTCATGAGCTCTTCCTCGGAGATGTTCATCACCGAGAGGAATACAAATTCCGGTCTTCTTATGACGGAGTTGGAATGTCAGCCCATTTCCTCAGATCTACCAATGGTGTCGACCAATGGCACTCTGATTCTGGTTGGATAGGGATTCCGAAGGAGATCAGCGCTACCATTTTCAGTCGTGATAGGGGTCGTAAAAACGCAGTAAACGTATCTTGGTGAGAACATGTCTGACTATATCGACAAGAAGCTTGGAGATCACACCCCTAACTTGGCGTACGATTTGCCAGAAACACTGATGTCAATCAGGAAACATATACGGATTGCAGAATTTGAAACCCTACCTTCCCACCTAAAAAGGGCCCAAGAATTGCTTGATATTGTCAAGGAAGACATAGAAACTCATCTGCTTTTACTGGGAAATGAGATTGAGCAGGCTAGGGAGAGAATGAATCAATGATTACACTTAACCAAGCGGCGTACAACATCCTCAATCAGTTGAGAGGTGGAAGATCGTCCAACAACGAATATATTTCGTTGTCTCAAATCAAATTCTGGATCAAGTACTATCGCGCTCTTCTGATCCGCAGGGATGAGGAGCGCTTTTCCCGTGTTGAAGGACTAGCCCAATCCATTGTAGTCCCCATTGCCGCAAGCAACGTTTCCTGGGGCACGCCAGCCCAAACAAACCCTCCAGCCTCTTCCGTACCTGAGTACACCGCGATATCTGCGTCAGTGCTTCCAAACATTGTTCGTCTAAAGGATCGTCCTGCCATCATGCAGGTTCTTGTGGATGGCACTCGTCAGGTGATTCCATACATCGATAGCCGCAGAGGCATCTGGAATCAGTTTGACAAATACACATCCTTGTCCAGACGCTGTTGGCTGTACGGAGGAAAGCTGTACATCAACAACTGGAATCTCACAGGCGCTGTGAGTCCGCAGGTCGAGCTGACTGCGATCTTTGAGGATCCAGAGCAGGCCTACAATTTCAATCTCTCAGGGGACCCCTGGGACGATGACACAAACGATTTCCCCATCTCTTCTGATCTGCTACAGCAAGTGTCTCAGTCAGTGATAAACGGGGAAGGTCAAATCATTGCTCAAACTATGAGTGATAGAACTCTTGATAACCTTCCAGATAGACAAGCAGAATAACCATGGCTAATTCAACATACGCTAAATTTCTCCAGGCCCTTGGAGAAGGAAGTATTGATCTTTCCTCAGGGACTTTCAAAATCGCTCTTGTAGATACAGGAACGTACACAGCCGATGTCAGTGATACCGGAGACGAATTTCTCTCTGACCTATCTGGAGTGTTGGAAACTGCCACTCTAGCCACTCCGACATGGGTAAACAGGATCTTTGACGCTGATGACTTTGTTGGCAACTTCCCGGACTCTGGTGGCGGTGCCACAGGAGAGGCTCTTGTCATCTACAAAGATACCGGGGTTGCAGGAACCAGCCCTCTCATATTGTACCTGGACACTGTGACTGGTCTTCCAATTACACTTGATGGTACACCAGACTCCTTGACTTTTAATGCCTCTGGTATTTACAAGCTTGGAGCGTAATACCATTTTTGAAGGAACGATGTCCTGGAGAGAAGTAGTCTAATGACGATTGACAAACATACAAGCAAAGACGTCTTCGCTGATTACGTGTCTCGCGGAGGACCACTAGACTGGGATCAGTGGATTTCTGTTGTCTCCAGATTCAATCAGGAGATCATGGATGAAATCATCTATGAGGGCCGTGAGTTTGACATGGGGTCCAATCTGGCCAAACTGTCCATCATTCGCATTGATCGTAATCACGCAGCACCTAGGGTTGATTGGGCATCCACAAAGCAACTGAAGCAAGAACTGTTGGACAAAGGAGAAACACTCCAGTCCGAAGAAAATCCAGATGGTGTTCCGTACCTGGTCTATTACACAGACGATTGGTATTGCCGCTTCTTTTGGGAGAAAAGAGTCTGCAAGATCAGAAACAAGTCAGCATACCGATTTGACGCCACTCGAGGAATGAAGGGCAATAAGACAAAGCTGGTCCAACATTTGCAGTCCGATGACTTAGCCTATCTCAAGTTTGACAAAGCAAAACCATGAAAAATCCCATTACTGACAGCATCAACAAAAACGATCTCATTGGGCTGTTCTCGAAGCCTGGAGACAACGCTCCTTCTGGATACACTCCAGTAACTGGCCTCATTCAAGACATTCCGGATCCTGTTGATCTGGAACCAATCACGAAGGCCATCAAGGAGCTGCAGAAAGCCGTTGAATCTCTTCAGGAAGAGAACACCGACTTGAAGAAGCGAGTTTCAGATCTTGAGGAGAAGAAAAGCAGCTCAAATAAAAGAGGCTGATTGAACCATGGTTTACCGTACCACATCTTCTGGATTGGTCATTGCCAAGATCTATCGTGATCTCGGCAACACCATCAAGATATCTGATTGGGAGCAGGATGCTTTTGAATGGATCGGTGAAGCTCTTGAGCACATTGGAGCTGGAGTCCAGCTGAAAAAGAAAGAGGACTCAGTCACGATCTCGTCATATAAGGCTCTTCTTCCTACAGATCTGGTTCAGCTGATTGACGTCTTCTATTCATCCAGTGTCGATGCTGACACAGAAGAGGGGTATACAGTTGAAGCAGTGATTACAGGTACGAGTGGAGACCTGTCGTTGACGATTGATGGCACCGCATATTCAGAGACCTTTGCGTCAGATGCTTCCACAACTGCGGACAACTGGGTGACCACACATGCGTCAGCCCTCTCCGTACTTGGTATTGTTGCAACAGCTGACACTGGAACGATCACATTGGTTGTCCAGGACCTTGACGAGACCGCTACTGTCACAGACACCTCTTCCGGAGGCGATATGGCAGCGGCATTGACTACAACAGCTGCAGTCACAACGATTGGTGATGCTGTCAAGTATCCCTTGAATCGCTCTGGCTCAACGATGCCAAAGGGTATCAATACCACAACCAGAGGAGACTATCCTTCGTTTGCCGGTCAGTCATATGTCCTGAATCCCGATTATATCCATACAAGCTTTGAGACCGGATATCTGTTCATCTCCTATCTGGCTCTTCCTCTTGACGACAACGGATATCCTCTGATCCCAGATGATATCTCCTACAAGGAAGCGTTCTTCTGGTACATCATGAAGAAGCTCATGATGAGAGGCTGGCAGCATCCCTCAGGCTTTGATTATGGGTACGCTGATGCCACATGGCAGAAATACTGCAGCCAGGCTCGCAATGCAGCAAACATGCCGGATATTGCGCAATATGAGCTGTTTCTGCAGACCTGGAGAAATTTGGTGATGCCACCCGCTTCTCGAGAGAATTTCTTCGAAGAAGACGATTTCCGTAACCCAAACTGGACATATGGTACCAGTGAATTTCTATAAGCCATGCCTGTAAACGGACCACACATCATTCCTCTCGTATACTCGAAGCTTCAATACTTCAGTGATTCTGCTCGCATACTTCAGTTCCTGAACAAAGCCAATCGAGTAGACGGAACCACTAAACTGATCCTTCAGCGTATCTTTGATACTGTTGGTGCAGGAACATCAGCAACAACTATTGGATGGATAGAAGAGGTTCTGGAAGAGATTGCCTACAACCAGCAACCAAAGATCTTCTATACCAACGAGGGAGAGGACTTTGTCATTGAGATCGATCTGGAAGTAGGTCGAGACTTTACCGGTTATCTTCTGACTGCCAGGAAGGCTGATGATCTCACACTCCTTTCCGCCAACAATACTGCTGGAGATAGCTATGCAAATGCTCCAACGCAGTATATCCAGATTCCAGACATTACGCTGGCTGCAGGCACCTTCGTCAAAATCAACTGTAATCTGGAACATCCTGATATTTCAAACCTGGCATCAGGAGACGTCGCCACCGTTTTGACAAAAGCATTCATCTATGTCGAACCCCTCGTTGACGTATAAGCATGGCGACCAGATTCCGTCAGATCACCGAGGCACGACGTCGACGGTTCATCAAAGCTGCGAGCTACCTTGAAGCCGAGATAGACATTGTTCGACAAATGGTCGTAGAGAGCCTTCTCGTTGAAGGTTACACGATCTATGCTCCTGTTTATGCAGAAGGCGATCTGATGGTGGCTCCTTTGACCACAGAGACAGTCTCTCTGTACCTGCATGAACTTGCAGCAGCTCCAACGCTGATGTCTCTGGTGGCATTACAGTTCGTCTCAGAGACTGTTTATGCTCCAGTGTATGCGAATACGCCAATAGCGATGTCTCTTGCAGCGATAGTATCAGAGACGGTGTCTACATATGCTCCTGTATATGAAGAGGTGACTGGTCTTATCTTGGGTTTGACCACGGAAACGGAGAATCTTTATGCTCCAACGTATTTTGAATGGGACATCAACTTCAATCAATCTCCTGGTCTGATCACAATTCCGGAGACTGTATATGCTCCAACAGCTGACTCTAAGGTTCAGATGTCTATCGCAGCTGTTGTCACAGAGACAGAAACTATCTATACTCCACTTCTTGAAAGTCCATCAACGAATCCAGTAGCATACATTTACTATCTGACAGCCCCAGGTACGGATGGTGCTGTGAGAAGGGTTACTGGTGATGGTGTGACTGATACGGAAGTCGTCGCCAGTATTGAAACAGCAACTGGAGAAGACAGCGACGTCAATAACGCCATAACGTTTTTTACAGAAGCGTCTAAGCTAGTTATTTCTACCGATGTCACAGGTGCAAATGGATGGACATTTGATCTAGATGGATCCAACTTTGTCGATACCTATAATGCCCTTGCTGGAGAAATTAGTATTATATATAGACTCGACTATGCCGATGGTTGGATTGGATCAGGAAGCAATACGGAAGACATTTATACAAACGATGTCAGCGCATATGAAAACGGACTTCGAATATCAAACATCGGTGGAGATACTCCTTACGCAGTTGCTGTTGACGCAACAAACAATAATTTGTACTGGACTGTAACTGGAGAGACGACTATAAACACAGGCACTCTTGGAGTTAATGGCAAATCGTCCTTGTTTGATGTTGGAATTGGGACACAGCCGGCGGCAATGTGTATCGATCCAGATATAGTAAATGCAGACCTAAGCGTTGGTAGACTTTGGGTTTGGGAAACTGTCAACAACGAGCTGCTTGTTTATAATTTGGCTGGAAGCCTGCTTAATACAATTACGTTAGGGGCTACTTATACTGGTTTTGAAATATCCTGTCTCAGACATGATAAATACAACAATACGGTTTACATACATAGGTCTGATACCAACGAGATTTGGACTATATCTGGAATAGAAGGAGCAACTGCTGGACTTGCTTCTTCTCTGTGTACCCTAAATGCGAATGCGACAGATGAATTTGCTCTCGTTATGACGAATAATTTGACACCAACGCTTCCGGCCATTTCGGCAATACCAGACAAGGTCCTCCATCTAGACGCCTCCATCGCGTATACAACTGGAGATATTCAGGCAACAGACGGGCAAATAATCGTTAAGTGGCCAGATCAGTCTGGAAATAGCAACGATGCCGTTAATACAAACGCCGGGCAATATCCTCTGTGGCGAGCCAGTGTGGCAGCAGTCAATTCCCTACCCGCTGTGGATTTTGACGGTGTGAATGACTACTTGCAGATTCCAGATGGAACAGTGACAGAAGTTCATACTGTAGTTATGGCGCTTGTCGCTGATACCGGCTCTAATGGATATTTCTTGTTCTGTGGCGTGAATGGAACCAGTAATCCGATGGGGTTAAGAGATGCTGGAGATCTTGATTATTTTGATTCCTCTTCTACAATAGATGGAATATCCTTTAGTAAAGCGGTCGGACAAGTCATACAATACAGAGTAGCTACAGATCAGAGTTTCGTCACATCAGTTAGCTCTCAGTTCCCACAGGGACAGAAAACTAATTTGGTTGGAACTCCAACGGCGGCTGGTATGAATAGTCCTCAAACCATTGGAGCTCGAGCAAACGTAACTCTCCCCGCAACCTCTCTACCATGGGAGGGTCAAATAGCAGAGATTTTGATTTGGAACAGAGAGCTCACCAGAATAGAGCTTCTTTCTGTTAGACAAGAGCTTGAAACCAAATATGCCATATAAAGAGGCACAGAAATAGCAGTAGATTCGATTATGGCTGATTCACACTACAAGGAATACAACATTAAGAAAAAATCTGACGTCAAAACTGTCGTCAGAAAAAGCTTTATTACCCGCGCTCAATATGAGTTCCAGGGAGAAGGTGCTACGGCTAGTGGTACTTTAGTTCTCAGGAATATCATGGGTCAAGAGGATCTCTTCAGAAAGGAAGGTTCTCCTGGAACGCGTGTTGACAATTCTTTGAGTGCTAGAATCATCTGGACAAGCGGGGCTATTGCTGATTCAAAGGTTTATTATTCCGCTGAGAACGAGAGTTTTAATCTGGAATCAGCTCTTCTTGATGACCCGGCTTCAACAAATGGTGTTGCATACCACGAGGTCTTTCTCTACGATCTTAACATCGATACCGAATATGCGTTCCAGGTTGAATCATATGATGCTCAAGGAAATACCCTTAGATCGGACACATACTGGTTCGTCACAGCTGGAGAAATCATTCTTGACCCAAGTAACCTATTTGCGATTCCTGCTCTTCTTGTTGATGTTATCAGCAAAAGCATAAGCATCTTATTAACAGGACTGGATTCAATTCCAACTGCACCAGCTGGAAATGCTGAAGGAATTATCGCATTGAATCTCTCCATGGCCACTCCAACAACAGCTAGCCATTCTCAAACTATAACCACGGATGAAGACGAGTTCTTTACCGAAATCCAAACAACAGTCGTATGAAAAGCCCTCTATCAATCAATCACAATATCCAAATTGGAAAAGGTGATCTCGAGTTATATCACTCTGTTTCTGTTGATGGAAATGTCGTCATTGAAGAGACAAAGGGAGATTCTCTCGTCGGTAACTTTTTGAACATTTTGTTCTCGTATGCCGGTGGAAGATATTTTCCTGAAGATATGTATGGTCACTATGATTCATCTTCAAACAATTATTACTCTTATTCGTCAGACACTATAACGAATGCGGTGAGCTCTGGTGCAAATACGATTATTACATTTGCTGGAAGCGCACTTTCTGGTGCGAAAGGAGCTCAGATTACAGGTTTGGTAGGAGATTGGGAAGCATGTAATGGTTTTTGGATTCCTGTTTCGACAACCTCTACCACAATTACAATTGCAGTTGATTCGTCCTTGTTTGGAGCGCTGGACCTTGGATTTAGTCCAGTTGGTATAAAATTGTATCAACAAGTTGGTGATACATATCGCATAGATCTCAAAGGGTACGGTGAGCCAAGAATTAAGGTTGGGACTTCAACAAGGGCGGTCGCCCTTGATGACAAAGTTGTCATAAGCGAATGCCTCAATGGAACTGGTGTCAATCAGTTTACTCATGATACAACGAGCGTCGCTATTCCTGCTTCTGACGGATCCTCTGTGGAGTTATCTCTGAGCACTCAGTTGGTAAATGGGTCTGGGGCCACTATTGCAATCAAGGAAGCTGGTTTATATGCATATTCATATGACCACCCATCAAACAACGATTATGTTTGGGTTCTCATCGCAAGAGATCTTTTTACGACATCTGTAGCAGATGGAAAAACAGTAACTGTTCAATACAAAATTACATCTTCGTTGGATGCCCAAGGAGGATTGACAAGACAGTTTTTAGATATTCTATATACTCATTTGGGGTCGTCTTACGCCCCAATTGATATTGAGGGAGCAACAACCAGTATATCTTCTAGTTCTGGTAGCTTCATGTTGGCAGGTGGATCTGGAGATAATATCCAATTCCCATCTTACAGCGGATATGCCGGACAATGGATTGGTGTTCAAGTAGGTACTGGCTCAACAACAGTGACGACAGATGACACCACTCTTGAGACTCGTATCACTCATGGAGATGCTACCTCGATCACTGTCACGGCGGGTACAACTGGAGATCTCGTCATCAGTATTGATGGTACCCCTTACTCAGAAACCTTTTCTGGCACCATTGCAGTTACTGTATCGAGTTGGTTGTCTACGCATGCTGCCACCCTGGCTGGACTCGGGACCCCAATTACAGCTGTAATTGATCCGAACAACTCCAATGCAATTCTTCTGTATCGTAGTGCCTCAATGACCCTTGTGGATAGCTCTACAGGAGATATTGCCTGGACTTCCGCTGGTCGTTTACGCTACTATGGTCAGCTTGTAGAAAACTGGCGGTACGAAGATACTCCAGGAGAAGCCAGTTTTGATGTTGTTCGAATCTTTGAGAATGCGACTGGGGACCCTATCACCATCAATGAAACTGGCCTATATGCCGCTAGACAATCATCATATGCGGACCCGGTCTACTGTATAGCAAGGCACGTTTTAACCGTACCTGTTACAGTAGCAGCTGGTGAGATTGTAAAGGTTACCTATACATTCAGCGTTTCAGTATAATGAAGCATCTTGTACAAGAACTGAATATCAATCTCAAGGACAGTCTTTCCTTGTGGGTCGATGTGGAGATAGATGGTGAAACTGTTCATAGCGAACAGGGCCATTCTTTCACCACAAACTTCCTTGCTGCTCTCTACAGCTTCATGTCTGGAGAAGAGATTCCGTTTGCGTATAGGGGATACACTTTGAGCAATGATACAGATGACTGGAGAACCGCTGCTCCAACCACCTTGGTTAGCTTTGCTAGAGTTGAAGTACCAGCCAGTTCTGGAATCTTTCGAACAGTTCTGACTGGAGACGATTCCTCCTGGGGTAATACTCCAACGGTGTATGTCCATGGAATAGATCCTGTTGCCGCAGGAGGAGGGGTTGCCGGCAGATGGTTTCTTGAGGAAACCTCTCCTGGCTTTGGAAGCTGGTATATGAAGGATGTTGATACCGGAGATTATTTGGATGTGGTAGATGTGGCGTCCATTGATACTGCCACTTATACAACAACTGCTAGAGTGACCGGCAATTTTTATTCTTCCGCGAGAGTAGACCAGGATACATTTTCCGTCCCACAGTTGGCAATTGGATATGGGACTGCAAACAACACTGAGCGCCAAAGCAATCTCGAATCAGAGGTTGGAATATTCTCTGTTGGTACAAACCCAGGTACGGTGAGCGTTGGTGCTGTGTCTATTTCTACCCCTACGATTGGGTCAGGAAAGTCCATTATTGAGATCGAACAGTCCTTCACCAACCTCAATGGGAGTGTTGCCATAAGCGTTTCAGAAGTTGGCATGTTTATGAAGATGGTTGGTTCAGTGGAGAATAATAGAGACTTTACTCTGATGGCGAGAGATGTCATCACTCCAGTCTCTCTTGGTGCAAGCCAGGTTCTGACTCTGAAGTATCGAATCATCGTCCAGGTAGATACTGTTACAGGCAACGGTGGGATCTTAGCTGTGTTCAACGAAATTCTATACCGGCAAATTGCTCAAACTAGTCGTGAAGCAAAGGGGATTTTCAACGATAACCAGACAACTGGAGAATCAAAAGGAACCTTTATGGTTGCTGGATGCGGAGGAGACAATCAATGGTCGCCTGTCGTAGGAAGCACAGACAATCAATATCTCGGGCCACAGCTTGGTCATTCTACAAAGGTTGTAGCAAATACTGACTTTCGTCTTCAGTATGCTGGAGGTGACACTGTTTATGATGGCTCTCTTGCCATTGAGGGGCAGGACTCCAGATATGCTCACGGACGAAACACATACCAAATGCAATGTTTCGGACCATTAGTACATGGTTGGACAACCTCTGGTGGTGTCTCACCTTACGCGCAATTCCAAGTAGACAATCTTTTCCACAACCTATCGGGGGGAACTCTGACGGTGAACGAGATGGGATTCTACGTGGCGAGGAAGGAGGAGATGACATTCATCTCGGAGGCCTACGCGATTTGCAGGAATCGACTAACGTCCCCAGTGACAGTTCTGGACGGGGAAATAGTGAAAGCAACATACATATTCAGAGTGAACCTATGATGACTCCATCCTATATCATTATCCACACTGCGGGAGCAAAGATCGCCGCAAGTATCGAAGATGTCAATCGCTGGCACAAAAAGCGTGGTTTCCGAAGAAAAGGAACCCACGATTTGCAGTATATAGGATACCAGTACTATATCCGCAGAGACGGTACTGTTCAGCGTGGACGTGATGAGACAGAGGTAGGAGCCCAATGTAAAGATATGGGAATGAATAGGAAGTCTATTGGCATATGTTTTGAAGGACATGGAGACTTCGAGGAGTTCACCAAGGCTCAGCGTAAAAGCCTCAACCTCCTGTACCAGCAGATAGATGCACGGTGGGGCATCCCTGTTGAAAACGTTCTTGGTCACCGGGAAACAGGAGCCAAAAAGACCTGTCCTGGTACCAAGGTCGACATGCATGAATTGAGGAGCTCGCTATCATGAGATTCGCAGGCGGAATAAATCAGGATCAGCACGAGTCACGGCAACCAGAAGGTACTTACCGTGATGCTCGTAATGTCATTCTTGATGATGAGAGAGGCGCTCTCAAGACAGAGGCCGGCACAATAGATATCGTCGGCATCACCACCAACTATGCTGTAGTTGGGTCTACATTGATGTCTGATGGTCGCACAGCTATACTTTCTAGGTATGTCGCTCCATTTACGTACAATCTTACAGTTTCTCAGCCGTCCCCTGGGGTAAATGATATTCTGTATCTAACCATCAATGGCGTAGGCTATGCGACCCCAGACAACGGTTCTATTTCTGCGACAATTGATGATTGGATAGCAGATCAAGGAGGAGAATTGGCCGTATTGGACTCTCCTATTACCGCAGCTCGTACAGCAACCAATGTTCTGACTTTGTACTGCAGCTCTGCTCTTACCATTGTAGATGGAAGCACAGGCTTTTCTTTCTCCCAGGTCGCTATTGGAGAAACGATCAGTAGCCAAATAGGTGTTTTTAATGGTACTAGCTATAATCTAATTCTGTCAGATACAGGTTTTAGCTCTAGTAATAAACTTGAGTTCGGACCTTTTTGTGAAATGACCTCAAGAATCAATCACAAGGACGAGTATCTCATTTATTGGACGGATGATGTTAACCCCCCACGATATCTGAATATTGATCTTGAGACTGGCGTCGAGAGAGGTCTAGATACATTCACCCTCTTTCCAACTGTTGAGAAACATCCCTATTTCCAATTCAATGGATTGGTTGCTGGTGGCTCATTGGGCACAGGTTCATATCACATCGCCCTAGCATATGTCAACGCAGATGGAACACAGACAGGATGGATCTTTGTCTCACATCCCATTTACGTCAATGATGAGACCAATGAGTCTTTTCCTGATACGTATGATGGTGCTGAGAACGATTATCCTACGAACAGGGCAATCAGCTTCTCTTTGACTGAGGTAGACGAGAACTACAGCCATATCAGAATCGCTTTGATTGATGGTTCTGATGTTCGCGTGATGCCAGACAGAGTTATCTCTCTGGACAACGGTGTGATGACCACCACGGTCACAGGAAACGAAGCCTTTACTGATGGTACTCTTGAGGAGATCGTCATTCCTACGGCCTATTACACGAAGGCTAAGACTTTGCGTCAGGTGGATGACCGATTGTATCTCGGAAACGTAGAGACTTTGGACAAGGAGTTTGACTATCAAAAGTACGCCAACAACATCTCTGTTGAGGCTGTCACTGATGTATTCAATGTCACCGGAGGTCTTGGCTACAAGGACAACGAGTTTTCGTTTACAAACAAAAGCTTTCGTAGAGACGAGGTGTATGCTCTCTACATGTCTTGGGTATTGAAAGATGGCTCAGAGACCAAAGCGTTCCATATTCCAGGTCGTGGGAGTCTTGGTACTAACGCTGGTCTATCCTCTGGCTACGTCCAATTCCAGACTGCAGCTCCAACTTCAATCAGTGCAGCATCTGTTATTATGACTGCCAAGCAAGACTGGATTGCTTCAGTTCCATCTGTCCATACAATTGTTGTATCTGGTGCTACTGCGCTTGGGGTGGATGTTGTAGATGCCACATACAATGTCCCTATTGCAGCTGGAATGACTGGCGCAGATGTTATAAATGAGTACATCTCATCTATGATTGATACTGCTGGCATTACATTCAAGAACAACATCCAGTTTGCCAATGACCCTGATGATGATTACCAGATGATCATCACGAACAGGACTGGCAACAATGAGGACTGGAATGGTGTGACATTCAGTGTAACGGCTAGTCCAAAGGATGGTTATACATCAAACGCATACGCCACTACGATTGCTCTTGCTGGCGGAGAAGATGATGAAGGACAGCCTTTCACAACATCCACGATTGATTTTTATGGGCAGACCGTAAACCACGTTGTAAGCGGAGGAGAGAGCAAAGCCACCATTGCATCAAACTTGGTGACAGCGCTCACTGGCAACGTTACAATCAATGCTGATTATGACATTGCTGTAGATGGCGGAGATTCATCGAAGGTAAATATTGTAGCAAAGGTCACTGGTACACCCCCTGAACAGTTCAACAGTCCGCTGATTCTTGATTATAGAGATGTTCCGAAGCCCTTTTCCGTCACCGCATTTGGTGTTGGTGGAGGAAACGAGTTCTATGCAGCTAACGAAACAGAGCTCCTTACCGACCTAGCAGCAGATCCTGCAAATGAACCATACATCGGAAGGATAACTCAGGCGTTTGGTATTCCTGGTGGAGCATATGATACGGCCAAGCTCTTTCACTTCTCAGGTGCCGCTGATGCAGAGACTGGAATGGGCTACTGGGAAAACGCCAACGAGGACTACCCAAGTACGGAGGATTGGGATATCTGGGAGGTTGTTGCGGGATCCGGACAGGATACCGGTCGAACTCTCCAGGGCCAAAAGGTCAGACATCACCGTTTTCCTGACAACTATTCCAACACCGTTTTTGATGGGACGGATACTGATCCAAATGCACGAGCTCTTGGCTTCAAGTTGACAAACGTGCAGATCCCAAATGATCTCGCTGCAGAAGTCATTGGATTCAAGGTGTACTACGCAAAGAGGACGGACAACAATAAAACGATCCTTGATCAAGGAGAGTTCATATACGCCGGTCTTGATATTTCAACTCCAGCTTCTGAGTTCTGGTTCTCTCAGAACAAGGCTTCTGATCCAGCTGTGACCAATGCCTATGATGGCAATGTTGGAGCTGTACATCCGTTCAATCTTCTGAGAAACTATCCAAACATAAATCTTGGAAATCTTGATTATATCAAGTCTCAGGCGAACATAGATGATTCGCTGATTGACAGCTCTCGAGTTGGCCTGGGCTCATACATTCCTGCAGCTCAGCCCAGAGTTCGGTCAGTTGCAGCCAAAACCTATATCGCTGAAGGAACAGTTCAGACAGACCTTTCCGGAGGAGGTTTCACCTGGCCATACTACCAGAATAATCCTGGCGTATCCAAGATTCTTCTTGAGTTGGATAGTGATCTCCATGGCGCTGGTGAATCCAGTGTTTTGACGGTTTCTGGAGGGAGCGGGGTTCTTTCAGTTAGCATTGAAGGAATCGATTATACTGAAGCCTTTGATACAGATGCGGACACTACTGCTGCAAATTGGGTGGCTACTCACGCAGCTACCCTGGCCGCTCTCACTCCATCAATTACTGCAACGGATACAGGCGTAGCAGAAATTACATTGGCGTCTTCATCAGACATCTTGCTGAGTGACACGGGAACTGGAGCAATGGGTTTCACCATTTCAACAGGCCATGATTCCCAATCCAATCACTTGGTCAATCTCTGTTCCTTCAAATTGGATGTGTACAACAGCTTTACTGAACAGTCTCTGGTATGGACAGGATACTTCCAGGCAACTGTCGCCGCTGAAAATGAGCCGTTTGATAGCACTACTGCTTGGCATGCTGCCAACGAGACTTCTGAGATTTATGGTGGAGACACCTACATCTCAAAGTACACGTTCAAAGAGCACATGGATGAGGGATCATCTGTATTGACCACCTATTCCCATGACATCGTATGTGAGTCGGATGACAACATTGGATTCCGTCATGAGGGACCTCTTGAGTGGGAGATCTATTATCCGAAGAGCTCACGCGCCTTGTTCTTGAATCCAGGAACCTATCCAGATGGGGGAGATCAGTACGACGTTGACAATCCGTATTATTACAACGAGGAGTACAATGATCTCCAGGACTGGAAAGTGTCCTTCCCATACGATGGTACTGATCCAGATCCTACCAGCTATCCAACAAGGGTAATTCGGTCTGGAGCTTCAACTGGAACCAATCAAGATCACTTCAGACGATTCTTGGTTGATGATTATCTGGATTTCCCGCGCCAGCGAGGAGAACTTGTCCACCTTGCAAACATGGGATCTGTGATCATTGCTCACATGAAGCGAGGTCTGTACAGAACTCGTGGAAAAGAGGAGCTGAATTTCAGTGATATCCGAGCCTTTATTGGTTCCGGAGACATTTTCTCTGTCCAGCCGACAGAAATAGGATCCACTGAGATTGGACTTGGTGGCTTGCAGGACCAGCGTGCAGCTGTTGTGACTGCAAACGGCTACTATTGGATTGACAAGTTGGCCAAACGTGTTTACATGATATCTGGAGAAGGTATTAGGGACGTCACTGGTGGCTTGACCAATTGGATGGAAGACAATCTGGACAGTCTTGGAATCCTCCACCTTGTTGAGGACATGGCCGAAGAGCGTTTGATAATCACTGGGTACGGTGGGGCCACTGAGGAAACGCTTTCTCTTGACCTGGCGACAAATACCTGGACGTCTTTCCACTCCTATTCTCCCCACTGGTACCTGCCATCATCGAATAACCTCCATTCTATAACTGGATCAACCATTTATCAACACCATACTGGAGACTACGGAAACTTCTATGGGGTTGAATATGACAGCTTCATCGAGTTCATTGAGAATGATCCCCCTGGAAAGCAGAAACAGGTAGCGTATCTGTTGATGGAAACGGTGGCTGATGACAATGGAGTTGAGGACATTACAACTACCTTCTCTTCGTACAGAATCACTAACTCCTACCAGGATACTGGAACAGTTCCTGTTGATACCACTGTCTCATTCTCGAGTGCTCAGGGAAACACTAGACGTCACAGAGGCTTCTGGAGAATGAATGTCGGGAGAGATACTCTCAACATTCCGTCTACCTCTGAGCTTCGTAGATATGGCACCACCCAGGCGTATCAGAAGAGGCTTATCGATAAATGGCACAAGGTCAGGCTCACAATGGATAATTCGGCCAACCTTTTGCTGTATATCTTTCATGCACAGCTAATAAGCAGGCAATCCAAGCGATAATACGATGGCTAAAAAAGATCCAGACAGAGTAAAAAAGCTTCTAGCGCAACTTAAAAAGGCGAAAGCTGATGCAAGAAGTGCTGTTGATGCTCAGCGTAAACTTGAAAGAGATACGTTGAATTTAAGAGATAGTCGACCTGGATCATTCACTAGTGAAGCTGAGCTTAATCTTCGTGCGCCAGGCATGGCTAGAGTAGATTCTGTTCGCAATGCTCGCGGCAAAGATATTCAATTTCTGCAGGCAATGATTAGGCGAGCGGGTCAAGATCAAATAGACAACACAATGTATCCAAAGACAAGACACTACGGAAAAGGCGGCTATGTTCCCCAATATGGACTTGGTGGCTTTCTGAAAAAGATTGGACGTGCTGCTCTACCTATTGCCGGATCTCTTATTGGTGGGCCCATTGGTGGTTCTATTGGTGGTGCCATTAGTTCCGCTCTTGCTCCGAAGGACAAGTCTGCTCAGCAAGCGACGCAGCAAATCCAAGATCCTTCCCAGGGACTTCCTGCTACACAGCAGAGCCCTGTTGGGTTGACCGAAGAGACGCTTCAAGGGACAATGCAATCTCACATCGAACAGATGCATTCTCGAACCACTGATGCTCGTGCTTCTCTTGGTGGCGGCTTCCGTTTTGGAGGTCGTCTTCCTATGCGCACAGGAGGAGCAATGAAACGCCTTGGCGGCACCGCAGTTGAATTCAACGGCCCATCTCATGAAAACGGTGGTATCCGACTCAGTAATAACGCAGAAGTAGAAGGAGGAGAGACCATGGACTTTGTCGCAGGCAAGGGAGGATCTGTTTCTCGGAAAGGTGTACCATACATCTTCTCTGATGTAGTGAAGGTCCCAGGCTCAACCATGAGCTTTGCCAAGTACCACAAACAGATGGTCAAACGAGGAGCGTCTCCAGATCAGATTAGTTCTCTTGCTGATCGTCAGGAAAGAAGCACTGGTCGAGGTAACTCTGCTACTGAGGAGTATGCTTTTGGTGGTTTTCTCCAAGGGGCTGGTCGGTTTCTTGGAAAACACGGTGGAGATATTCTAGGTACTGCCGCAACTCTTGCTCCATCTCTCTTGAATATCGGGCAGGGTCTTTTCGGAAAGACTGATGCCCCAGTCATGCAGCAAATACAGGCCGAACAAATTGAAGGTCCAAGTCGCTCAGACTTTGGTCCAACAAGCAGATCTGGTCTTGACGAGCTTGGTACCTTCAATCCAGTTCGCCTCAATACCAAAGAAGCCTTCGCAAGGAACGCCTCAGCTCTTCGCACAGCGTCTCAAGGAATGGGTACCGCTGGACGCCTTGCCGCACTTGCTCAAGCTCGTCGTGGAAATCTCGAGTTGCAGAGCAACATCAATCAACAGGAAACCATGTTCAATGCACAGCGTCAGGATGCTCTCCAGGGTCGTCGTGCTTCTCTTGCGGGTCAGTATGATCTCGCAGATGCGTCTCAGGGATCTCGGTTTTCTCAGCTTCTCCAGCAGACACGGCAGTTCAATGCCGGTCAGAGAAGTGGTGTGAACCAGTTCAACGCTCAGGTAGATTTTGCAAATCAAACAGGCAAGATGCAGGCACAGGGGGCAAAGGCCAACATGTTGAACGCAGGAATCACTGGTCTTTCTCAGTTTGCTCAGAATAGAGCCAATCTGGGTGCCCAGAGAGAAGGCAATCAGACAGCCCTTCAGGCAGCATTGGCAGGAGCAGATCCTGCAACAGCTGCCCGTATACAACGCATTTTGGGGAACGGATAATGGCTATCACACCTTTTTCAACACCGGCTCAGCAGCAGTTCATTCCCTTGCAGGACTATACTCCTGTGGGGATGATTGGTAATGTGATCAACAAACTTGATGCTCGTCAAGCAGAAGGCCTTGCTGCGGCTGACAAGATGGATTTGCTTCGAGCAGAACTATCAAGACAAGTTCTTCCAGAACAGCAGCAGTTTGCTGACGATACTCTACAGAGCGTTGGTGCTGAATTGGCCGCTCTTGCGGAAAGCGGAGACTATATCGATGCTCTTCCTAAGCTTCGTCGTCTCAGTACAGGTCTTGTGGAAAAGATGTCTCCTCTGACTGAGAACTATGCTGCCGTCCAGGCTCGCAAGAAAGCAATCCAGGATGAGCTCCTCAAACGACCAGAAGCCTTTACCCCCAATGATATTGAGTACTTTTTGAACGCTCCTCAGCGAGCTCTGTCTGCGGATCCAAATGCTCAATTCTCAGCCCCAATTCTTACTACTCGAGTTGATAGAAACAAGCTGCTGAATGACTTCTTCAAGGACATGGAACCAGATCAAGAGGTCTCCTTCATCAATTCCAATGGAATGGAAGTTAAGAAGACAGTTAAGGAGTTGACTCGGGAAGACATTCGTCAAGCCGGCATGTCTCTTTTGAAGGCAAATACTGGAGTTCTATCTGAACTTGATAGGGACTATCAGGCAGCAAAGCAGCGTCTTGGACCAGGTGCTGCAGAACAATTTGCATGGTCAAAGTGGATGGAGATTGATGATCGTAAAAAGGCAATTGAGTCAGATCCCAATCTATCAGAAGATCAGAAGCAACAGATTGTCGACAGTCTTAATGAGGCACAGGATAATCTTGATGCAAATCCAGAGAACTTCTTTCGTCAGTCCTTTGAGCAAGATGTTCTTGGGGCTGATGTAAGTCCGTATGAAAACAGGGCTTACACTCAGACTTCTGTGACAACCAAGGCCAATCCTTATGATCTTGCTCGATTCAACAGCATGCTGCGACAGAGTGAGCAGATGCAGAGGGAGGCAAGGCAGGCTGCTCGGGATCAGAAGAATAGTAGCGATCTTCTCTACTGGAACGGAACCCTGACTCCAACACCATTTCCTGTTCCCCCATCTACGAATGTCTCTTCTATGATTGAGCAGGCAGATCAAACTGTTGCTGAGCTGCAGGAGCGGATGCAAACTCCTGGGCTACCGCCACAGGATTACATGGTTATGCAGCAGCAGATTGATGATATTCAGACCAGGATCTCTACCGTAAAGCACCTTAGAGACAAGGCTGCAACTGAACTTGGTATCGATCCAGAAGCCATGGCTATCATTGAATCAGCTAAGCCACAGGTGCCGACGTCTGTCACTCCTCAGAGAATCGAAGAGCTTCAGAGGTGGGCGAAGAGTGGTTCAGGCGGTGAGGCAGGATCTCAGATGGTTCGTCGGATGAATGATGAAGAGCTTCAATACTACCAGGACTATCGTGACTGGTATGGAGGCCTGAACTCTGCAGCCAAGGATCAGAACAAAGCCATTGACAAGTGGATGAAGGACGCTTTCGATAATCGAGGTTCTGAGTCTGCAATGGTTGCCCCTATTACCGGAGACAAGAAGATCCAATTGACGGCCATGATCAACGATATCGTTGGTCTTCGGTACTTTGAAGGCACTCCTGAAGATGGAAAGGAAATTGAACTTGGAGTTGATGGAAAAGAGCGTCCTGATATCACTGATTTGAGCAGTGTCACAACTGTTCCAGTGGGTCTCCCAGATGGAACGATGGCATATCGTCTCCAGGGTAGAGACAAAGATGGAAAGGCCTATACCATGGTGGCCTCTGACAACGAGAGTCTTCGTAACTGGCTTGGTAGGGTTGAAGTAGAAGGAAAGGCAGTCAACACAACAGCAAGCGGAAGATTGCTCAATGGGCTTGGAGACGGCATGTTTCTTGATCCAATCATTGGCGGACAGAATATTCTTGGCTCTGGAGGTAGCATCCAGCGCAAGGGTAATTCGTTCATCATCAAGCTTGAAGACGACACAGGCAATATTGTAACTGAGCGTGCATCCCTTGATGAACTAGTCCAATTGATGGAATCAGCAAGAGCGTCCTCTTATCAACCCCAAGCAAATGAGTGATCTTTCAAATCTGAACAGCATGCCTGTTCAAACTGATGCCACAGGAGAGGGTCCTGGTGGAACACCTCCGTCTCCACTAGACAAGCTCAAGGCCATCAGAGGCATCAATCTAGGATCAACCCCACCCGTACCTGCTGACACAGTTCAGACAGACACCAGCCCACTTGGGCGGCTTCGTCAGGCGCAGGGAAATCCATATCAGATTGGTACCAATCGTGGCAAACTCTTCTCTAGCGCAAACGTCAGTGAGTATGCTCCATATATGCTTGGCATTGATCCAAATCAGAATCTTGATGAGATCAGAGCACAGAACCAGTCTAATTTTGAACAGCTCGGGCATGCAATTGTAAGGACCCCTTTCCGTGCAGCTTTAGGAATTGCAGAAGGAGCTGGATATCTCCTTGATTTTGAAGCCGTGGGCAAGACTCTTGCTTTGGGCGCTCTTGGTCAACCGGAGTATCACAACTGGTTGAGCGATATTGCAAAGACTGGAAAAGAGAACATTTCTGAAGCTCTTCCTATCTACAGAGAACAGGCGCAAAAAGTCTGGAATCCAGGGGATGCCGCATGGTGGATTGACAATGGTGCTGGTCTGGTTGAATCAATCGGATCTTTCTTCGTTGTTGGTGCCGGCCTGGCCGCAGGAACATCCAAGATTGCATCTGGCGTAGCTAGTTTGGCCAATATGATGGCCAAAGGGACGCAGATTGCTCGTGGAGCAGCTCAGGTTGCTACCGCAGGCGGTTTGGCATATGTGGAAGGAGCCATGGAAGGCGTTGAAGTGTATGATCAGGTATACCGCTTAGGTGTTGAACAGGGTCTTCCAGAGGCCATAGCAAAACAGCATGCTTCTGATGCTGCTGCAAACACTGTCAAGATCAACACCTTTGTAAACACTGGTCTCAACATGACTGGTGCCATGGCTTTCTTTCGTCCAATGCGCAGCCAAGGAGCCATAACAAAGGCCGGATTGGGCATGAATGCTGGAGAAAGCATGTCCGCATATTTGACCAGACTCAAGGATACTCCTGCAAAGGGATTCATGAGTACGCTGCTTGCTGAAAGCGCACGCGAAGCTCCTCAAGAGGCGCTTGAAGAGGTAGTCAACGAGATCTCAAGTGCGGAAGGTTTGTTTAAGGGAAACGCTCTACTTGGGGTAGAAGATGGAAGAAATATCGCTGAACGAGTGGTTGATGTTCTTCTCACTCCAGAAGCGGCCCTTGCGGCAACTCTTGGTGCCGTTGGGGGTGCAGGACAGGCTTTGGTTACTGGTCTTGCACCATCGCTGACACTCAAAGAGGGTGACGGTGTCAAGAATGCAGCCGTTTATAAGAAGCTTCAGACTCGAGGCTCTCGTGAGCATGCTGCCATCATGGAAGCACAGACTCAGACCAGGACTCGGCTGATCAAGTTGGTTGAGAATCATATCGATGCTCGTAACCGCATGCAAAAAGCATCGGAAGAGGGCAATATTGAAGAATACCGGAAAGCAAAGGATGATCTTTTTGATGTGATCACTGAGGATCGGATTGTCACTGGTATGGAAGAGCAGCTTATTGCTGGCTTCGAAGCTGTCAGAGATATGACTCCGGAAGAAGCCCAGGATGCTGGATTCGACGCAGATCCTGACAGCGACGAGTATTACAAGAAGCTTGCTGATGACCGAATTAGAAAGAGCAAGAAGCTCACCAAGCGCTGGAATGAGATCCAGGACACGTACAATTTCGACAGTGACGAGCATCTCTCGCGTCTGCCGTATTTCATCTTTGGATCTGAGGTCCAGATTGAATCTTTGAACGATCAGCTCTCCAGGGTCAGAGATGCCAAGCAGAAGCTATCAGCTGATCAACAAGCACAGTCGATGTTTCTTGATACAGATGTCACGTTTGACTCTCTTCTTCAGCTTGATGAGCAGAGAGCTGCTTTAGACAAGCAAAAGAAGACGCTTGCCACAAAGATCAAGTCAACTCAGGAGCTGATGAAGACCGATAGTGGTCGTGCAAGGCTCCAGAAGATGTATGATACGTACGACATGGACTCCATCATTTTGGGATTGAATGATGCAGTTGCTGCTATTGGACGCCGGGAGACTGACATAGGCCGTCAAGTCGAACAGATCTCAGACTCCATCAAGGAATCTGATGGAATGGATGCATATAACGACTGGCTCAACAAGAACATCGCATACAAGGAGGCCCTGGAAGAGATCAGCAATATAGAGGCTGGTGCTCAGACTGAACTGGCTGAGATTCAGACGTCTTTGAATAACGTTCTGTCTCAGAGAGGAAGGAGAAACTTCTCAAAGGCCTTCAATAATGAGCTGACTAGACTCCAGGATATTCAAAAAGAAGCCATCAAGGAAGAAATCAAGCAGGCTCAGACTCGTGAGGAGCTGACTCAAATCTCTAACCAAATTGATCCTGATCAAACTCCTGAAATCTCAGATGAACTCGAGAGAAAGAACGCTGAGCTGAATAGATTGGAGGACGACAAGGCTAGGAAGGCTGAAAAAGAAATTCTTGATCAGAAGGGTAGGGAAATGGACGCTCAGCTTGAACTTGAGGCTAAGTTGAACATAAATCAGGAAGTTCCTATTACGCAGCGTCGTGACTTCGAAGACCTCACTGAGAGAAACAATCTTCTTGAGTTCATGCTTGAGATAGATGATCGTCAAGAGTTGGATGAGGCATTTTTGCACTTCTCCAAGTTGTATAACCTGGATGATGATTTCCAGCGTGTCATCTTTGAACGTCAGAGCCAACTGTCATTCAGTAATAAGAGACAGGACAGAGACGATTCTCTTGACGTGTCTGATTCAGCCACTGCTCCAGATGAGCCCACGACAAATCGATATCGTTCTATGGAGGAAATGGATGACAGTCTAGACGCAAGTCAGGAGGGGCGGGAGGAGACCTCTTCTTCAGGGAAAACTCAGTCTGTTGGACTCAAGATTGTAGAAGCGTCTCTTGCTCTCGCTCATCTCACAAAGGACTATTCTGTTGTAGTAGACAAGGAGACCGGAGAACAGATCAAGGTAGAAGCCGGTGAGGCTTTGAGCGAAAATCTCATTCCGGAAACTCTTTCTTGGAAAGATCTCCAGGAAGGGGACGATGTTATATTTGAGCTGGATACCAACTTTGTTCATCCTGAAACTGGAGTCACATATGACGAATTGTCTGAGGGCCCAGATGCATGGAAGAATGTACCCATTCGCGTTGTCTACAAAGGAAAGCCTGTTGGCTGGATTCATACGGTTGATTGGGTAGATGCCAACCAGAACGGGAATCCTACGAATGTAGCTCATTACGTAAATCAACGTAACAACTGGGAAGATCAAAAGCAGCGCATCCGTGACCTTCGCAAGCGCATCTGGAAAAGTGAATCCATGTCCGCTGTGGTCAGCCACCATGGTATTGGCCATCTGAACCATTCTCTGGCTCGTAATGAGGAGGGGAATATCGAGAGAGACAGTAGAGGAAACGCAATCAAGGAGCGTCGTTCTGTGGCAGAGAACACAGGCGACAATATCCGTTTTGTCGTATCCAAGAATGGACAGTTCTTTGATGGTAGAGACCCGGTCAAAAAAGAATTGGCCAACAAAGAGGTTTTCCCAACTGGTCAGCCAGGCATCCTTCTCCCGACCAGCGCACGGAGAGATGGCAAACAAGTGTGGATGGCTGTGCCCATTTGGATCCCTACTGCCAAAGATGCTGATTCTCAGCTTCCAAGCGACATTTTCAATATTATTCGAGCCTTTCACCGGCCAAGCAATGCTGCGGAAGTAGAGCAGCTCTCATCCGCATTGGATACTCAATTCGGATCCAATGTTGATTTCCTCTCTGATTACATCGGCAACTTCTTCTTATCCAGAAGCTTCAGTAACTCTGATATCAACAACCCGACAGTGAGCTCTAAGAGAGTGTTCATACACGTCGGAACTGATACTGGAGATCTCAGAATTGCCAAGCATGGCGCTTCCCCTGGAGGTGGTATCGTATACACTACTAATCAGACACACGCCAGGAAGTATGACAATGCTCGGTATATGTTTGAACTAGCTCCGGATGGCTCCTATCTACATCAGGAAGCCATTGAGTCTCTGATTGGAGATGCTTTCCTTGACCTCAAAATTGAAAAGGCTAACGGCCAGTCAACAATCAATCGTGTCACGCTCGTCGATGGGGCATGGGAAGCGAGACCAACCTCCTACAAGGAGTTTATGCGTAACTCGTTTTCAACAACTGTCAATGGACAGACTCTTCCGAATGGAGAGATGACGTACTTTGTACAGCCCAACATTATCTTTTCTGAAGGGTCGCAGAAACCAGAGATTGTCGAAAGAGAAGCCCCAAGTGAAAACGCACCCCTTGAAAGATTGGATGCAGAAGAAGGTGATCCCGCAGTGCCTGGCCCAGAAGTTGCTAATGACCTGGATAAGTTTTTGCTTACCGACGAAGAGTATAACCCCAACATCAAAGGAACTACTTTCAGCAAAGGTGAGGCCGAGGCCGCAAGGTCAGACAGCCCTTTCTTCAGCTATCCTTCTGCGGCAGAGAGAGATATCAAGGCTAATGACCTGGAATCTGATGGTGACGTTCAAGTGACTTGCAAGGTATAACATGGCAAAGTGCATCAATGGAATTGGAAGCATTGAGTTTGAAAGTGCTGCTGAACGTAATCGATTTGACGTATATCTACAGTCATACGCCAATGACGTAGATAAAGCATATGAAGCCTATCTGGCTGAAAAGATAGAGCGGGATGCGTTCCTAGCGGATGAGTTGTCCAAATACACTCTCCCTGGATTCACTCCGTCCCAGCAGCAGCAAGTGCTTAGCGGTCTAACCTTCAATCTTGGTCAGGCCATTCTTGATTCCACGGATGATCCAAATGCAACGAATGCTGTAAATCAGCTGTTTTCGAATGAGTTCTATGCTCTCCGTCTTCAGTTGACAGATGCGCATAAGCGCGGAGACGTTGTCCTGGCCAATGAGTATCTCAAGGTTCTCCAGAACTGGGATGCTATCAAAGGGATGATCGTCTCAAATCTCAAGACGCTTGGTATCAACATTAAAGGAGCATCTGAAACCGCAGAAGAAGCCACGTCAGCTGACGAGTATTCAGATTCCCTTTCAGATGCTCTGTTTGATGCCATGGCCTCTGAGCTAGGAGTCGATGGTGATTTTGTTGTTGAAGGAGAAGATTCCAACTATGAGCGGACAAAGTGGGAAGATGATGCTATTTTCCAGATCCAGGCAAAAGATCGGGCGTCTTCACGTCTCCGTATGTTCATGGGGCGGGTACCGGAGGTGGAGCGGAGCATGAGTGGAGATCTGGTGGTCCGTCGTGGCTACCTGGGACTCACCAGATACATTCCGTTTGATACACTTTGGGAGAACACCACCTCCTTCCTTGCCGGGAGAGATCCTGATTTTGATCTTTTCCTTTCAGAGATGCAGAACAGTGGAAATGTGTCTTTGAAGCATCTGGCTACAATGCTGTCACAAGCAGATGAGCGGATAAAGTCCGAGTTCATGACCTCCATGTCCAAGTTCTATGTAGACATGATGCTGGTTACATGGTCTCCTGAGTATACCAGCGGGACTGTGACAAGCTTCAGTACTCGTCTGATGCGCAGCAACAGGAACTCTGTTGCAGATACTGTCCTGTCTTCCTGGATCACGAATCAGAAAACGTCTCCTCTTGTCACATTTGTAGACGGAGAGATGATGATTGACTCAGTTCGAGTCAGAGAGATCCATGATTCCTATGCGAATATGTGGAAAGCCGTCCAGGGAAAGGAGATGAACGAAGACAAGTTGGATCTTGTCCAGAACACGCTTGCATCTCTTGGCATCACGATGACCAAAGAGCAGGTTGGAACTCTGCAGCAGAAATCAAAGAAGATCTTCAACGGATCCTTTGATTACATGTTTGATCCACACGAGCCAAAGTCCTTTGTTTCTATCCTATTTGATGGCTTCACGCCAAGGATGGCAACTGGAGAAGAGAGCTTGTTTGCACTGGCCAATCCTTTGATGGGGAATGCTGGTGGCCGTATCAAGAAGCTTGCTGAGTTTGTAGGAACAGAGTCTGATCAGCTGATGACTCCTTCTTACCGTGATGTGGAGAGAAAGGTGGTTCATCCATATCAGGATCATCATCTATTGTCAAACACAATTCGCAAGTTGCGAAGTGACGAGGAGCACATTCAGCAGCTGGTCATGGCTCCTTTCTCCTCCAGATCATTGTGGGCAGCACGCCTTCTGGAAAGTGAGGCAGATCGCAGCCTCTTGAACATGACGTATATCGACGGTATGCGCAAGCAGGGATCTCGTAGACCCCAGAAGCGCTCTAATATGTCAAAGGCTGAGCAGCATCTGTATGCAGTAACTCTTTTCCAGAATGCTCAGTTCAAGAGTGTCGGAAAGAGTGATGTTATGGCATCGTTCATCGTGCCAACCATGTCTGACAAAAGTGTTTCTCCAATCATCTCGTTTGTCAAGCAGAACGTCGACGTCTCAATTAAAGATGGAGAAGTCACTAGCTTCTCGAAGAATACCGTTGATCTCATCATGAATGGCGTTCTTGCTGAAGCCACTCGGATCCAACACTTCCAGGACAAACTGGAAGGTAACATGGGTGAGAACTTCAAAGCCTATCAGGATGGGGCGAAAAACTTCTATCTGCATCCATGGCTGAACAAGGACGTCATGACAGACGAGGATGCGGCCATTGTCTGGGGAAAGAATGGATCTTTGCTCTTGACAACTGAGGCAGTTGGTGTGATGAGACGTCTCACAGTCAAGGCATATATTCAGAAGATCTCTGATCTACAGAAGCTCTGGAGAGACATTGGTCTTGTATCAGAAGAGAATGGCAAACCCACACCAATGATGAGCCTTCCGCACCTGAACACCATTGGACCAAAAGACATGCCTGGCAAGATTGCAGCGGCTGCTGCTGATTTTACAATCAATTACGCTGTCTTCTACTCCGAGTACTTCATGCTGATTGCTGGAGACCCTGCTCAGCATTTCAAAAAAGATGTTGAACAGACTCTGGACAACCTCCAGAAGCGTCTGGCCAAAGACATTGCTCCTACTTTGAAAGGTAAGTGGGCAGAGAAGGCTACTTTCCGCAAGGTCACTATTGGAGATCGCGTTGTCGATTCCAAGAACCGCGCCATGTACAGGAGGCGTCTTGGAGAGGACCTGTATGGTGATATCGAGTCCACTGATGCCCAGGAGTACACTACCCTGGAGGAACACATCAATGTGATGCGAGCCTACGGTAAGATTGCTGAGCCGATCTACAAGTCGATCATGACGAAGATCAGGTCCAATCGAGGTGGATACTTCGAGCTATCTGATGATGAGCGCGGGGTTATCCTGCAGCCAATGAAGCCTCTTACGGTGAACATGCGGCATTTAGATTACATCGAGGTCGATGGTAACCAGGTTCCGATCCACATGAACACTTTGACGTACACCAAGTCGTCGTCATTCCCGCTTGTTCCAGAATTGACACGGGGTCTTGAAATTGACAAGCTTCGTGTAGCCATGGAAAAGGGCGGTATTGATAGAGCTGCTCATGTGAGTGCAGACAAGCTTGGAATCAAGACAACGAAGAACATTTATACGGGAGACGGGAAGATTCAGGACAGCATCGAATTTGATGACTATCAGGAAATTCCCAGAGAAGGATTTGGTCTACAGCAGGAGATGCCAGTCAAGAAGCTGGAGATTTCTACTGTCTCTCAGATGAACAAGTTGTTGTTTGACGGGATCAGAGAACTCAAAGGGTTCCGTTTCAATGGGAATGACTATTCCGGCGCTCAGCTTGAAAGCCTGAAGGAAGACATTCGGGAACGTCTCTTTGATGCTGGCTCAGCCGCTCTGAGAGACGAGCTTGGTCTTGTCCCCAATGGAGACGGGTCCTATCGGTTTGAGAACCTGGACAAGGTCCGTGAAGTCCTCATGCGTGAGGCCAAGGCCAGAGGATGGTCCAAATCAGACATTGAGAGTCTCGAGTTGACTGAGGATGGGTCCTCTTTCATCGTGCCTCTTGCATTCTCCCATGCATCACCGAGAATTGAGTCTCTTCTCCTCTCGATGATGAAGAAGATCGTTTCTCATCCGAAGGTGTTTGGGAAAGGGTTTGTTCAGGCTTCATCTGCCGGCTTCGAAGCAGTTGGTGGAGAACAGAATATTGTCTGGGTTGGAGACTATGATCCTTCAAAGGGCCTCAGTCATATGACTTGGGACAAGAACAAGGTCAAGCCTGCTCAGATCATTATCCCATGGTATTTCAGGGGAACAGATCTCAGAGACTATGTCGGAAATGATGGTCGCCTGGATCTCAGTCTGATTGACCCAGACGTCTTGAAGATGATTGGGGCTCGTATTCCGAACCAGGGACACAGCTCCATGGCTGCGTTTGAGATTGTTGGGTTTGTCGATCCAGCCTACTACTCACTGGCCATCGTACCAGATGAGATTGTCACCCAGATGGGATCTGACTTTGACATCGATAAACTGTATGGCTACCTCACTCAGTATCAGATTGAGCCAGAAGACACTGGGAAGATCAGAAAGCTTCCTCTGGTAAAGAATCCAGATGAGAAGATGACAACTTCTCAGCTGAAGCAGGTCTATGCTGACATTCACTGGTCGGTTCTCACACATCCAGATGTGGCTGAAAGAGTCATGTCTCCTCTGGAACGTCCTGATCTCAAGAAGGAGAAGGAGCTTATTCGGGAAGCCAAGGGAGAGTCTGAGCTTCGAGCTCCTATTTTCTTTGACACACAGATTGATGACCATATCAAGAACCGTTCTGGTAAAGAGCTGATCGCCAAGTTCTCTCTGTACTCGACGGCACAGTCTGTTCTGCAGCCATATAATGTTCGTTTCTCACGAGACAAGGCTGGATTCAGCAAGTCTGATGCCTTCAAGTTTGACGGAAAGCTTTTTGATAGGCTCTCAGGTACGGGAGAGACGACGTATGATGGTGATCGCAGAACCAAGGCTCAGAACATTGCGTCTCTTCAGTCGGCTGCTGTAGACAACGCAAAAGAGAACGTCCTGGGTTTCTTGAACCTCAATCAGACCACGGCTCCGATTGCAGGTCTGATGGCTATGCTAGAGACACAGGACGGAGAGGCATTGAACCTGGCGTACATTGCCCGTTTTCTTTCTCAGCCAGTAGTGTCCATGGTAGTGGGCAGAATTGAGCAGTACCGCTCATCAATGAGGACAACCTTTGTTGCAGATCCGGTTGAGACTGCGATATCTGATACGTTTGATGAGCTGTTTGGGAAGGAAGAAGACATCGTAGGTGATTTGACCACGTACAAAGGCTCTTTCTCTGCCGGCCAGCTTCTCAATATGATTGAGGACTGGGCAAATTATGAGTCTCTGTCCAAGAAGCAGAAGACTGATCTGATATCAAAGCAGCTGAAGGCTCTTGAACTATTCAGAAGTTTGCAGGATGGAGCTGCCACATTTGATAGATTCCGCAGGGCCCTTCTGTTTGCAGATAGCAACGGGTCTGGCAAGTCTGTCCCTGAGATGAATGATCAGTGGGCAGAAGCAGCTGATATTCAGTCCCTTGGGTTTGATTTTGATTCTACTTTGTTGGAATCAGAGTATTTCAAGGTTGCTGAGCATACACTTCAGATGGGATCTGCCTATTTCAATCAGCTGTTTGGATACTCCAGCGTCTTCTTCAGGTACTCTCGGAACCAGTTGGATAGTGGTTTGGGTCTCGAGTTGAATGCAGAAGACCAGCAGCGCTTCATGAACTCCATCCGGAGCTTTCTCTACACTCAGACAGCTGTTTTTGGCAACAACAATGAAGAACTCAAGAGACTGACGATTGGAGATGACTCTTTGGCTCATCGTGTCAACAGAGCAAAGGATACTAAATGGGGATCCAGGAATTACTTCTTGCAGAGACTCCAACCAAACATTTCTGAATCCATCAAAACGCCAAACTTCGTGGAGTATATGAGTAGTAAAGCTGCTCGACTTGACGAAGAAGAGATCCTCCGGAGCTGGGCTAGCATGCTGATCTCTCCAGATATCTCACAGCGAAAGCTGGCGACTGACCTGGTTGCCTACTCCTACCTGAGCGGAGGTAGATTTGGACCAACGAGCTTCTCACAGCACGTTCCCATGGCCTATTTGGTCAATATTGGGTTCGATGAGGCGCTCCGTAACATATCTCTGAATGATCCTGTGTTATCTGAGCGATTTGTTACACAGTATCTGCAGCACAACCCGACGTTGACTCCAAACATCAGAGGCAACAAAAAGCTCATTTCGAAGATCACCCGTGCAACAACGGTTCTGATCCATCCTGATGAGCAGGGTATTGATGAGCTCCGAGTTGGGGATTCCCTGGCCATGGCTTTCCATGTTGGAAAGGCTGGTGGAGCCGCATCTCTGTGGCTCAATCGCGGTGAGCAAGCTGATGGAAGCGTGCTCTTTGAGAAAGTGGATCTCCTCGGGAAGACAAACTTCTACGAGTATGATGGGACCACAAGTACTGCAAAAACCATCTTTCCAGATCAGAGAGTCCGGACTCCTGAAAACAACAAGAGAATAGTTTCTACTCGAAAGGAAGAGCACAACTCCAATACGGATAGAAGTGAGTCACAAGGTCAGCCTGTTTCTGGGTTTACTGATCAGGTTCAAAGCATGGTTTCCATAGAATACCCGTCAATGACTGGTATTCAAAGGGCTCAGTACGCACTGGACAACGTCTCAGATACCAAGGCAAAGGGCATCGTTCCTATTCTGAGGGCTGCAGTCGAGTCTCTCGGATCCGGATTCTCATTTGAATTCGATGACGCGAGTGATGGTCGCTGGGATGCCGGTATGTATGACCCAGCTGATAATGCGGTGTCCATCTTCCATAACAATGTGTACAGCAAGGCTGAGGCTGAAACAGTAGTTATCCACGAGCTTCTGCATGCTGTGACTCTCGAGCGTCTCCAGAACACGGATGATCCAATTGTCCAGAGACTGGTGTCCATCAGATCGAAGCTCTCCAATCACATCAAGAATGGTGCAGACGGCAAGGCATATAAGGACTTCCTTGATGTGATGTCTCAGCCAATTGAGTCACGACGTCTTCTGACACAACAGGAGATTGATAGATTCTATCCTCTCACGAATGTTGAGGAGTTTGTGGTAGCTCTGTTTGAGAACCCAGAATTCGTCAACTATGTGAAAGACTTCAAAACAGAAGGGGAAGGTGGTAAGACTGTTCTGGAGAACATCATTGCCGCATTGAGCAACTTGATCAGTAGGATCGCCAAGGAGTTTGGAGTCGATATCCCAGCTGATTCTACTGTCCGTGAGGCCATGGAGGCTGCTCTGCAGATCTTCCCAAATGACATTACACCTACCCGTCGTGATACTCAGGTTCCAGACAACAAAGACACGTTCCAGTATTATGGGGCTCGTTACACTATTCTCCTCAAAAGAGATAGTCATTCAGAAGAGCTCTATCCTTATGCGGTAGAAGGATATAAAGGAAAGACGAGTCAGATGTTCAAGTTGCTTGAAGCGTATGAGGCTGATCCAGATGTCGATCCACAGAACGGAAAGAAATTCAGGAATCTCGAGACCGTAGAGGAAGAAGTAGACAATCCAAGAAGCGGTCAGGAGGATATTGAACCTGAAGGAGCTCCTACATCAAAGGCGGAAGCTGAGATTTTGAGGAATGAAAGCCCCTTCCTTTCCCCCGCTACCCGTGATTTCGGCACAACTGTTGACCAAGTCATGAAGAACATGACCAAGGAACAGAGAGATCTGTTCCGTAATTTGCGCAGAGAAGGTCTCATTAGAACCAAGTGTTGATACATGAGCTGTTCCATTGAAGAAGTACTGGCCCCAAACGGCAGGCCATCCAAGCTGTTCAACGATATCCTGTCCACCGTAGGAGATCCAGAACTCGCCCTCCTCCTGTACCTGGACTCGAAATTGCGGGGCCCTGGTGAAGCACGTACGGATGAGAATGGGGAGCCATACCTGTCATCAATCTATACGACCATTGGCTTCACCCAGTACGAGCAGAACATCTTCATCTCTCAGCGCCCAGATCTGCATGCACCTCGAGCTGACAGAAGCAAGAAGCAGCAGACCGCAGACAGAAGAACAGAGCTCCCTAGTGAAATCCTTGGCATCGAAGAAATGCTGAGGCTAAGCGTCAAGCGTATGCAGGATGCAAGGGACTCTGCCAAGAATAGTGACCAGCGTCAGTGGTACAACGAGCAGTTGAAGAGACTGAAGGATCAACGGAATCGTGTTTTCTGGTTTGATGCTGCAGCAGATATCCAGAAGGTGGCAGAAGAACAGTTGCTTTGGGCTCGTAAGATTGCAATGTCTCGCAACCCGTCAAAGCAATCTCTACGTCTGGCCATGGATCTGGTGAACGCCTGGTCCTGGGATACGACGAGCAACTTCCTTTCCCCTGAAAGCTCTGCAGATGACAGCTTTTGGGGAGCTACGTTCTCGGAGATTGCCTCTGAGGCCCAGAAGATTTCGTTGTTCGTGGATAACGCCATCCTCAAGAACATCAAGAGGACTCTTGAAAGAGAAGGCGTGGAAGTATCAGAAGAAGAGCTCCGGAGACTGAATCAGATCTCTGGTGCTCGTCGTGTTCTGTTTGACCTCTCTACAGTTGACGATAAGCTGGCACAGTTCATTGATGCCACATTGAAGAGAGCCTCTCGAAATCAGGCTGAGCATTTGCGTCAGATCTCTGAAAAACTAGGGGACCTGTCGGAAGGCGTTGATCAAAGCAAGCTTCTTCAGCGGGACAAGGATGGAAACCTGACTGGAAATCTCATTGCTCCGTTCAGTCTTGAGTACATGGAAACTATCCGCAAGGCTCAGTATGGTTTGCAGAGAGCCTTCGATAGGTCAGCTGAGAGCTCTACTAAACAGCATGCTGACAGAATCCTTCAGTCCGGATACAAGGATTACTACCAGTCTCGCAGATCAGTTGAGATAGCCATCGATCTTCGTCGTCTCCAGGACCCGAAGAGAAGAGCTGCGTATGTTGCTGATCTGACAAAAGATCTCGGCGTAGAAGCTGCTCAGAATGCAATCAGAGACGCAGAGGCAGCATTCATCTTGTATCAAAATGAACGAGACAGCGCTATTCAACGATTCAATGCTGATTTCGTTGGTGGTGAAGCTGACGTCCAGAAAATTGACGACAAGAATGAGACCATCGTCCAGTACATTGATCGCAAAACAAAGGAGTGGAAAATTGCCAACTCACCGTACCAATTTGTAGATGAGTTCTATGCCATCGGGGGTATGCAATATGGTTCCACGGATGGTCATCGTTATAGCGTAGTGGTACCGCGCAAGACAGACTTCAAAGGGACTGATCTCGGGAACTATGATCCAGCATATGATCAGCTGGGAGAAAAGGAGAAAGCGTTGTTGGATTTTGTTCTTGATCTGAGCGCCAACCTTAGAGAATACCTTCCTGACAGCAAAACCAGGGACATGGGGGCTGGCTTCTTGCCAGTGGTCCACAAAGACATCATTGAGCGCGTTCTTGGTAATGGTTCTTGGATGGATGTCGATGTCCGTGGTGGCTATCAGCAGGCTCGTGCTCAGTTGCTGAACTCTTTCCTGGATCCTTCTATCATACAGCTTGGACAGCAGCAGGAGAAGGCGCGGAAGTCTTTGCATCCAATCACAGGAGAAGAGATTCGACAGATCCCTATCAAATTTGTCGAAGGGCATTCGCTGGTTAGGAGGAGTGGTGAGACTGATCAGGAGTACCAGAAGCGTCGTGATGAGGCCATTGCTGGCCGCAGCTTTGATATTGTGAAAGTCATGGAGATGTTTTCTGCCATGGCCATCAATTACAAGCACATGTCCGATGTGGAAGACAAGATTATGCTTGCTCAGCGCATTGTGAACGAAGCAGAAGAAGTGCGTCTACGAGGTGGCAATCCCCTTTTTGACTGGACCGGCAAACTCGTCACTGTGAAAGAGGGTAAGACACAGCTCAAGGAGATGGTTGATTATTCGATCTCCGCCATGTTGTATGGCAACAACAGATTGTCTGAAGAAGGTGTCACGGACATTGCGATTTATGACATCAATCCGTTGAAAAACCACAGATTGTCCAACCAGGCCAGAGAGATCAAACGACAGGCAGACATTCTCGAGGAGAAGCATGACAACAATGAGATCTCTAACGAAGAGTACAAAACGGAGTTTGATAAGCTGAATGAACAGTACATGGCGTTGAATGGACGTCGTCTCTCTGTTGGCAAGTCCATGGATAACGTATTGAAGTTCACCCAGTTGAAAGGAATGGGCTGGAACTTGACGGCAGGTATTGCCAACCTTGGTTTCGGTTTGCTCTCAAACGTCATTCATTCAGGAGCCGGTATTGATTTCGATGGTCGTGAGCTTCTCACAGCCTCTCGAATAATGCTCAAGTCTCGGTCAAATCCAAACAGCAAGGCTGCTGCTCTGATCAAGAAGCTCGACGTTCTCTTTGAGGTCACTGAAATTGGATACGGTAAGAATGCTGAGCGACGCAAGTTCCGGAAGCTGGACTATGCAAAGAACCCATTTGAAGTTCAACGTCGTACAGAGTTCTTCCTCCAGGGCACTTCTGTTGTGGCTCAGTTACTCCATGAGAAGATCACTGATCTCGAGGGGAAAGAACGCACTCTTTGGGATGCTTACACCAATGAAGGCATCTGGAATGAGGTTGAGTTTGGTCCAGAGCCCAAGGAGTGGAAGTCTCTTCTGGAAGGTGATGAGCAGAACAAGTTCACGAAGACTCGTGACCGGATCATTCAGGTCAACAAGAAACTGCATGGTAACTATGATCCCAACTCCAAGGTGGAAGCCAAGAAGTGGGTGATGGGTAGAGCCCTTCTCATGTTCCGTTCCTGGATGGCTGAAGGGTTCGAATGGCGCTTTGCTCATGAACACTATGATCGTCAACTTGGACGAAACATCAAGGGTCGTTGGCTTTCATACAAGGATGTCAGCAAAGAGCATGGTTTTACCGGAATGGTAGGTCTTGTTCTGTCTCAGCTCTTCCATCTCCACAAGATGACAATCAATGGTCAGGAGTTGAATGAGTTGGATCTGCAGAATATACGCTCCAATATATACGAACTCCGTCTGTACTTGGGCATGATGGTCGCCCTTACAATGCTCACTTCAGCATTGAGAGATGATGATGACGATGAAGAGAACCTGGCGCTCTCCTCTGCACGTATTCTAATTGCTCAGATGTACAGAGTTGAGGCTGATCTGGTCTTCTATGCTTCCATGGATACCATGATGCAGATTACCAAGAACCCGATTCCTGCCATGAAGACCATCAGTGATTTCCAGAACGCCATGTCGTCCACATGGAAATACCTCAAGAAGGGAGAGGAATTCGAAGGTCTTGATCCATGGTGGAAGTGGATGAAGGCGTTTCCAATTGGTACCCAGGGCTACAAAATGTGGTACATGGGATCCAACAACATCAACTGGGGAGATCTGTAATGGGTTACAAAGGTAGCTGGGCTCGAAGGTTGTCAGTTCCAATTCAGAAATGGGATGACAATTATGACCTGATTTTCTCTTCCAAGAAAGAAACGAGCCAGAAAAAGGGGGACCCGCGCCTAAACGAGGATCCCCCTACCCCTTTCACCAACCTTGCCGAGAAGCAAGGATTAAAGAGTCAGTCGTAATTCGTCAATCTTGAGGAATTATCGAGTTTTCTGTGTTCAAGTCTTCAGAAATGACGGATTGACGAGGAAGATATTCCACAAGATCCACGATGAAGCGTGACTCTGAGAATGTTCTCTCTATGAGTCCTCTCACCTCTTTCCATTTGAGATCTCCTATACCACATCCAATCTGTGGGAGACCAATTCGAACAACTTGTTCAAACTGCATGTTGTCAATCCAATCCTTCATTCGACGAAGAGAGTGAGCAACATAGTTCATGTCGGCAAATGGACCAGGTTTTAGCTGGGTATAGAGGTTGATGACGACCCCATCATAAACAGGTACGGGAAGGATTCCTCCTCCCCATGGCTTGAGGCGGCCCTCGGCCATTCTCTTGTCAGCAAGTCGCACTTCTGGATACACATCTGCAATGGATTTGGCGATGCCTGCACCCATCGCACCCTTGCAATTGCAGCCATGAGCAATCACATCATAGTGTCCTTTTTTGAAAAGCTCTAAGAGATCTCCAGTTACTTCTCGTGTCATGATTCCTGGGGTTTAGTCCATCCAAGAGCCTCTGAAGTCAGTGGATACTGCTCCATGAAAATCTTCTTGATGGCGATTGCGATATCACGATGCTCCTTCTGTACATGCTCATCATCTCTGATCTCGAGATAATGAATCCAGGACCGAACAGTCCCATTCATGTAGAGCTTCGTTTGAGTTGTTGCAGGCAGAACAAAACGGGCTGACTCTTTGGCCACCCCTTGATCTATCAGGCTCTCGTATAGAGCCTGGCATGCCAGCAGATGCGCGTCTACATCTTTCTGCAGTTCTGGAAGATCAACGACATCAGTGCTTGACTGACGATTCTTCTGTGCTTGCCAACGTAATTCAATTGGCTCCATATCCGCAGAAGCTGCATAGCGTTGGCTGAACTGTTGGTATGAGAATGATCTGTGACGAACAATCTGTAGGGAGATGGCTCGAGAGGTCTCAATCCCCACGCACATGGAAGCCATTTCGAATGGAGACCAGTGCTTGTTGCGGATTAGATATCCGATAAGACCTGGAAGATCCTCTGTCTTGTCCTCTCTGCTGGAGGAAACACGCGCAATATAAATGATTGCTGCTTCTGGGCCTAAACCCTGTAGTTCTGGGGCGCGTGCAGCTGAACTGCTGATTAGTCTAACATTCATTTTTTGGGGTAATTTGTTCATCTGGTGGAATATGAGTCCTTGGGAGGTCTTCCAAAGCCATACGAATGGCTTCTGAAAGCTCAAAAGGACGAGGGACTCCGAAGTGCTTCCATGCAGGATCAACTCCGACGTCTAATCTACCAGGAGGGTTGTGAATGATTCCATGCACATGGCCGTGCAGGTTGATGATGTCTCCTCTCCAGTACTCATCGATCATCATCGGCCTATGGCTCATGAAAATCTCTGTTCGGTGCTTGCTGATGATTTTGGCGTCCAAAATTTGATCAAAGAGACATAGGAGAGTGTCTGGCCAGGAGTTCAGGTTATCATGATTTCCGATGACAAGAACTTTCCTGCATGATGAGCGACCAAGTTGTTTGGCAACGTCTTCTCCTTTGGCCTTTCCTCCAAAGTAGACATCTCCAAGGTGGTACAGCGTATCTCCCGACTTGCATGTACTTGCTATCATGTCTCCCATCAGCTCATTCATCTCATTGATCCCTTCTTCACTGTATTCGAAAGGACGGCCTGTATACTTGATGATGTTCCGATGGAAGAAATGTGTATCTGCAGTTACGTATTGTTCCATTGTTTTGGGGTATTGGTGTTGGGGTTCTCACTCGGAGGAGATTTCTCCCCTCCGGTGAATCAGACGCTGGGAAGCTCGCAAGATTCTCCATCGCATCCACGTTCAGGTGCTTTTTGAAAGCCTTCAACAACGGTTGAGAAGTCAGCATCCATAATCCTTTCAGACATGGCATCATACTCTTCCTTTGTGATAGCCTCATAGGGCATCTGTTTGTATGCTCCGCCGATCTCAAGCTTTGGTAGAAACGAGACTCCCTTCAACTGGTACTGGAAGTAATCCAGCGCAAAGGGTATTTGGTCTGCTTCATGTGGCTTGAAAGTGATCGTGGCAGAGACTTGGTTATCGGCCCAGTGGCGCTGCATGAAAGCCGCCAAGCTGAGCTGCTCCCACATAGAAACATCATCAATAGTTCTGATATTGTCTCCAAGTCCAATGGGAAACGAGACTACCATAGAGCTTGAATCTGTGACAGATGGCTCCACATGGTAACCAGACTTCTGTAGAGGACTAAGAAGCGGGCTATTTGTCGCTACACGGACACGACGAATGTAGTACCGGCTCTCAGGGTAGTGAAGTCCTGGAGTCGCTCCTGCAAGCAATGAGACGGTTCCTGATGGCTTGACGCTTGTGGTCTTGATCGACCTTGGCACAGCAAGCCAGTCAGAATATACCTCATCGTAATATTGGATGGTTTCGTATCCTGATTCTGCCCAAGCACGAAGTGTTTCGATACTATTGTTTGTGATGAACTGGGCAATACCAGTCATGGAAGTTCCAATTCTTCGATTGCGCAGTAAGACACGATTTGTTTCTGGCCAATGGGTTGCTCCCAGCGTCACTGTTTTAGCATACATATAGGCAAACTTCAGGGTTCGCTTATAATCTGCCAAGTCATCGTGATTGGCTGGATACGTTTCAACCAAACAGCAAAGCTCATATGGCTCAAGTGTTTGTTCGAGACATGGGTTTCCTCCTCTTGCACGATGATCCTTGAAGTCAGGCCCATTGTTCATACGGCTGAAATTCTGCATGTTGGACAGCCAAGCATATCCTGGCTCTCCGTTCCTAGCAGTACGCTCTGCAGCATGGGAGTAGTCTTGGCCTATTTGAGCAAAGATTGAATTGTTTGATGTCCAACCCCATCCTTTTTCAAAATCGTTCCTTTCTGGATTGACCTCATAGTTCTTGAGATCTAGATATTCGTCTGTGTCAGGACCAAATACAATCTCTGCAGTTCGTCTGACGTTACCGGCAATCACACAGACACCGATCAGATTCATGATGTCTACAATATCTGTTGCAGTCAGCATGTTACCAACTCGATTTTCGAGAACATCGATAATGTTGTTGTGCAACTGAATCAAAGGCCCAGGTCCAGCAGCAACGCCACCAAATCCTTTAATGGGTTGTCCAGCAGGGCGAATATTGCTGTAGCTGAAATGTGGTAGCTTTCTACCATGATTCAACAAATATGCATCAAGGATCTTGCCTGTTGCCTCAACCCATCCTTCTCTGGTGTCTGGAATAGAGAACGTTTCATTGTGGTTGTGTTCGACATCGTGAACAGGGCATGTATCTGCGCCTCTGACATCAAATCCAACTCCAACTCCAAGCATGGACATATCCATAAGGAATTCGAATGGTTTACCGCCCTCTGTTGCCACGTTTTCTGTAGACACGAAACCACAATTATTGAGTGCTGAATAGACTCCTCTCGCTTCCGTGAGCTCTGATCCCATGGCCCAAAGACCTCGTCCAGGGGGAGTGAACTTCAGTGACCAGATACGATCATACATCTCCTGTGCAGATTGTTGAGCCTTTTTTGGGTCCCATCCGAGTCCATGCTGCTTGATATGCCGCTCCTGCATACGATAAGTCCCTTCTACTACTCGTCGAACAGTTTCCCACCACTGCTCATTAGTCCCGTCGTCCTTGACTCTGGAATAGGTTCTTAGATATGTGAATTGACCCAGTGCTCCGAAGCCGAAAGGTGGCTTTTTGTGAACATACTGGGAGAGAAAGGAATCATCAATCCGAAACATTTTGGTTCGTCCTGCTAATTGTATTATTAATGGCCTGGTTAGTAGCGTATTTGTGAAATTGATCTTCTATCATCATGATCGTATTTCCGATGGTGACATCTGGATGCACCATTTGATCAAAGTTTGAAATTTTAAAACTCTGTCTGAGAAGATCTTCCCCAATAAGCATATTGAATTCCAAAATGATTCTCGAATCTTGGTTCTCATCTGCTGGGATGAAGCACATTACAAATCTCGATCCAGTTTTGGATACCTCCATCGCATCTTTGAAATGAAGAAACGCTTTGGTGAAATCTTCCACTCTCTTTTTGTCTTCTGGGCTCATATTATTGTCCGGATGATCCGAATCCCTGTTCTCCTCGATGGCTGTCAGATAGGGTTTCTGCCAGTACCGGATTGATGTGCGGGTACGGAAGGATGATGATCTGTGCAACCTTGTCTCCAACAGCATAGCCCTCACTATCATTCGCAAAAACAGTATTGAAGCGAACTTGAATGGTGCCTCTGTATCCTGAATCAATGACTCCAACACTATTTGCGAGATAGACTTCTTTTTTGGAGATAGATGATCTAGGGAAAACCAATCCAACATATCCTTCTGGAATTTCAACAGCTACTCCAGTATCAAACCATCGTCTATCATCATCGTTTTTGATTATTTCAGCGGCAACAAGGTCAAGGCCAGCATCTCCAGGATTGGCTGCTATTGGCAATACGGCGTCTGGATGACGCAATTCAAATTTAACGTCCATGTCTTTTTTAGTATACGGGGTAGACAAAAAATGCACCCGGCCAGATACCCCAACTGACCGGGTGCTGCACGCAGAGAGCGTATGAGACAAAAGGACCTTACGGGGCCCTCAACATGTCTCACAGCTATTTCTATGCCGGCTTCTTACGAGCTGTGAATGTAAATCTGCTTTGATGCGAGATAGTCCTCTACGAACAAAGAGAAGTTGTTGTCCCACTCTCTAGAGCAAATAGCTTTTCTCCATATGGCGCGAGCTTCTTCTTCTGTGATGTATGTACTGTCACACTGACAGTTTTCTGGACCATACTCGCACTCAGGACAATCAGTACTGCAGTAACAATCGTCCTCGTATTCCCCACAGTCAGAGCAGATGTCAAAATCCTCATCTTCCTCTTCGTTTTCGGAATATGTATCCATGAACTCAGCAAGGCTTCCTGTGAAGTTGCCTACTTCGATGGCGTTCTTCCAGGCATCCTTACCACGCTCATTGAACCAATGAAGATTGTCTCCAGGGGCGGCATCAGCACCATTTGAGAACTGATTCTCTGCCCATGCGTCGTCGACATCGAAGTATGTCTCCTCGAAAGGAGCTTCGATTGGATCTGGAACATCAAGGTCGAGGATATCTGGATCCATATCATAGATAGATTGCAGTTTCGTTCTGACAACCGCTTGCTGTTCTGTGATCAGCTTGAACGCATCTGTTTCCATGTCCACTCCTTCAAGCCGCTCAACAAGATCATCTTCGATGCTCTGCAAAGCACGAGCTGAATATGGAGTGTACTCTCCTTCGAAGAAGGATGATGGGAGTTCTTCCCAATCTGTTCCGTCACGGCGATTCATGATCGCATAGGGATAATACTCACAGACTCGGATCTTCGAGTTGTCATAGTGGGGAAGGGCGACGACATTCATCGGATTCACCAAGCAGGCAAATACGGTATCTTCACCATACCCAAACCTATGGACATATTGGAAAGACCCAACGTGCAGACCATAGGAGCATTCGTTCCTGATGTTTGGATCACACTGATCGCGCTCCTTGAACACAGGGACACCAAGCTTGATGTCCATGGAACGAGAGTGCTTATCTGTGTAGATAGTGCGTCCTTTGAGCTCCTGGCTCTGAATCTGAACAAACAGGTCTCCAAGAGTACCGAGATAGTTGTCAACGTCAATCTCTCCCATTGGAAAATCGTCAACAGAGAATCCATGAGCATGTTTGAGCACAATGTATTCATCAGGATTTTCTCCATTCCGCTTCTTCTGCAGCCACTCTGTAGCCACATAATGAGCGAGATCAAATGCCCGATTGTCTTCCTTGTGAGTGACGGCCTTATACAACACGGCCATACCTGAGTCGGTGATGGTCACGCCGTATTCCTGGCAATACTCGAAGAATCCATCTCGAGCTGTGGTGTTTGGGTTGAGCAAGCACCAGTGCCAGAAGTTGACCAGAGGTTCGATAGGATGCCCGTTGTCCAGGTACTCCATGATCGTCTTGGCCAGCGTCATTGGCAACGGGATTTCACTCTGGCCCAAATAGACGGTACCTTCTTTTTCTCGAATAACACCAGTCTTGGCATACTTGAGATATGGGTTGATGATTTCATGAACAGCTTCCAGAGTCTCATCGGTTGGATTCTTCTTGTATGCCATGACGGCATTGAATAAGTCCATCCCACTCTGACCTGAGCGCTTGTAGTGTTTGTTGCCGAGAATGACTGATACTTGGTCATCACGGCGAGTTGCAAAGACTCTCATGTGTCTTTTTCCTCTGTTTGTTGTTTGGTGATGAGACCCTTCCGCTTTGAGTTGCGGTAAAGGAGCTCGGGGTTATCCATTCCAACCTGTCCCATGACCCATTTTAGGTCGTCTTTTGGAATAGTATTCAGGTTGACGTATTTGAGAATGCGCCATCTCCAAGCGTAAGCAACGATGACTTTGAATCCATCCAAGACAGATTGGTCCCAGTGCCTCAATAACATCAGTTGTTTGACCATTTCTTTTCTGAGTTCTTCATATTTATCTCCGAAATAAACATTAGACACGAACGCATATTTATAGTCTCTTAGCCTATTGATGATATGCCTTGCCTTATTGAGCATTGGGACATCGTGGTGACTGTTGAACACTTCTGTTCCATTTGGCCAAGCGTTTTCAAGAAGTTGACATGTGAGCCACCGTCTCCAGAATCCAGATGGGGTGTTCATGAACGACTTGACATGTATTGCGTTTGGGATCTCATCCAAGATACTCAGAGTTGCTTTTGCAACTTTGCATACAATGATCTTTGAATCAGCTGTTCTCCGCTTGCCTTGAAATTTGTATCCCATTTGACCAAATACTTTGGCCATAAACTCCAAATATTCAAGGTCATCTTGGTCACCATAAACAAGGGTTGCTTTGAATGATTCAAGATTTCCAATTGTGGTAGAGATAATGCTGAATCCTCCATGGCGTCCCTGTTCATAATCCAATGGCCGTATTGTGACAGGCTGCTTTGCTCGGATTTCGATCTCCTTCTTGGGGAGTGCTGCTGCAGCCTGACGTCTGAGTTTACGTCTTTCACGAAGCTTCTGGGACCACTCCTCTGGGACTTCCAGGTCGTCATAGTTACCAAGAGACTTTGATCTGATGTATTCTTCAATCTCCTTGAGAGTATTGATGAAATCAAGTTTATCTGCTTCATCATGCCAATTATCCTTTCCCAGATCATATTTGAATCTGAAGTTTTTAATTGGGTCTGAGTCAACAGTAAAATCAAATTTTCTTTTGATCAAGTAGAAAGTATCCAGGTCGGAGTCCTCATACAACCAAGTATTGATGTTTGGTCGAGATACGTTGTTGTCTGTGAAATAGAACGGGACATCTCTAAGGATAAGCTCACTTATATGTATGCCATAATATCCCTTTACTGTCTTTCCAGACTCAATCTTTTTCTCGATTGTCCAAGAACTCAAAGGACCATTCAAAACATTTGGGTGATTTGGCCAAATAATTTCCATCTTGATCAGCTTGTTCACATTCGATACTTCAATACCGTTTGGCAATGTCAACACGTTGTTTGAGCCTTGTATCTTAGCTTTGATGAACTGCTCAGCGGACTTTATATCAGAAAAGCTGTTATCCCATATAGCCTGGAGTTCTAATTTTGCAGCCTCCATTCTATTGCGAATGATTTCCTTTGATTTGACTGTATACTCGATGGACTCTCTGTTCCACACAACCGGAAGCTCACCAATGTCAAAATACAGCCCTATCGGGCAGGATCCTTCTCTATAAAAGCTTATTCCAGCCGCATCAAGATCAAGAGGATAGTACACCTTGCCAAAGCAGATGTGCATCTGCCCAACACTGTCATCATTTCGATAGACGAAGTTCTTACCTCGGTATACAGTGCTGTTCTCTATCTGAATTCCCTTGATGGTAAGGCCATCAAAATATCTCAGCTGCGTTTTGACGGCAGACCTGAAGTCATTGTAATCTGATTCATTCTCAATAGGAACGATGACTTCCGTTCCATTGATACGAACATCATCGTACACTCCAAGGAGCTCGAGTCTCGGAGCTGCTGATCCGGAGTGGATCAAATACTCATATCGCTTTCCAAAGAACCAGGTATTCATCTGGAATGCATTGGTATAACCAAGTGGGCTCTTAGAGCCTAGGCCAAATGCTCCAATGAATTCATCAGTCGCTCTTTTTGTTGAGGAAAAGAACTTAGTCATGATGTTTTTCATTCGAGATGGAGAAATACCTACTCCGAAGTCACGGAATATGATGCTTCTATCAACATCTCCAAGCTTTTGCGGAGAAACCAGTTCAATCTCAATGTCACGATCTTTCCACTTGCTAAAATGAGAGCGGAGAGAATCAAGATCCCCGGTGTATCCGAGGGCATTGAGTTGTTCATCTGACATTTTGGGGATAATCTTTGCTTCTCGATGAGAATCAAAGCAGTTTGATGCTACTTCTCTAACAATAGCATCGATTGGCCGAGCATACTGGTAAAATGCTCGGATTGCCATCCCCATTCCTTCTGTGGCTATTCCATAGTCCTGGCCCTGCATGTCCTCATCGGCCAAGATCTCGGAATCTACCATATCGTGGAGTTTCATAGTGAAAGGGTGTCTTCTTGTGTGGTCAGTGGTGTCCAGTTATCAGGACAGTAAAGGGTCAATAGGGTCTCTCGGGTAGACAGCTAGTGTTTTTCAACTGTCTACCCGAGAAGACATCTACTGAGCATGCCAGTCAATTGGCTTGATTCCAGCTCCTTCCAAGAATCCATTGGTTCTGGAGAAAGGTCTGCTTCCAAAAAAGCCACGGTAAGCCGATAACGGGCTTGGATGTGGCGCTTTCAACATCGCGTGCGTATTCCAATCGCAATCAACTTTGGTTTGGATCATGTTTTGAGCATATCCTCCCCATAGAATAAATACGGTTGGTCGAATGTTGTCCATCACTGTCTGCAGCACAGCTGACGTAAACGTCTCCCATCCAATTGCTGAATGAGATGCTGCTTGATGAGCTCGTACTGTGAGCGCTGTATTCAACAACAACACTCCTTCTCGAGCCCAACGTGTCAGATCTGGATTTGGAGCCACCTCTGCAAACCCGAGATCATCCTCAAGCTCCTTGAAGATATTCTTCAGAGAAGGAGGGATCTGGTTAGGCAGGGTGTCTGCAGGTACGGAGAAGGCGAGACCTTGGGCCATACCTGGTGTATGGTATGGATCTTGGCCAAGAATCACAGCTTTGACTTTGTGCGGTGGGGTCTCAAGCAGTGCTCGGAAGACATCTTTGCCATCCGGAAATATCTGCTTAGTTGCCCTCTCCTTTCTCAGAACCAAGCTGATCTTCTTCAGATAATCCTGGTCCCACTCTTTCCACAGATACTGACTCCAATGTGGGCCCACCAATTGGCTGGCTATTTCCTGTGATCCCGTCGACATCAGCTTCCTCCTCATCCGACTTGCGGATATTTTCTGTGAGTTTGACAAGTCGATTGATAGCTGCCTTCCGCATGCCTCTCTTGGAGAAGAGTCCGGCGCTTTCAGCTTCAACCAACTCATCAATGGCATCTATCAACGAATCACGCTGATCCATCATCAAGGAGCCAAGTTCAATAGCCTCGAGACGTTGTTTTGCTTGTTCGGTCAAAGTCATCAACGTAGCAATGGCTACATATTTGACCTGGACCATTCTGTCTCTGAACAAGGCAGCGGCCTGTTCAGTAGCGTTTTTGAGGAAGGCGCTTTCCTTCTTGAATCTTACCCAATCATTCTTGACATCATATTCTGATGGCTGGTTTGGTTTGGTTGGGAGTTTGGATTGGAGTTCTTCAGTCATTGGTGTTAGGGGTATAGGTTTCGATACCATCATTATCAAAGGCTTCCTTTGTAATGTGCCAGATATCATTCATTTCGTGCCAGTGGATCAATTCCAAAGTCTTGTCTATCTCTGGATAGATATCCGAGATAGCCGCCATAGGAATGTCAATACAGAAGGCCTCATAAAGACCCTGGCTCTGTACCGCCATTAGGCGGAACTCAACATCCCAATCATATGCTGAACCTTCAAAGGCATCAGCGATCAAACTACGTACAGCATCCACATACATGGCTGCCTGCCAATCGTATCTGTAGATAGGGATGTAGTATTTGAATCCACTTTTGGTCTTTGAGGTCGTCTTGAGATCATAGATGATTACCTTCTTTTGATCTGGAAAGATCATCAATCGATCAATCATTCCTCGAAGAACAAATTCAACGTTTTCACCATCGATTTTAACAAAACGACTCCATTTGATCATTGCCTGATTGAAGATAGTCTTTCCATTTGGAACATCCTCAAAGTCAACCCCGCGTGGGTGTCTCATGATGGACTGTCTCATCAGAGCCAAGTCATTGAATTGATCATTGGTGATCATTTCCCGACCATTCACGCTGCTGTAGAAGAGGATGTAGTCTTTCAACTCATCATAGAGATCAGATGCGGACTTGATAATGGCCGCTTCAGTCTTTTTGTCAAGTTTGTATCCGCACTGCTTGTAGGCGTTGACGTGGTCATATCCTTCAAGCATAAGTCTGACAAACTCATTTTGCTGTGGTGAGCCAGGCTCGCTTGCCAAGACCGGAAGTACCACATACCGCTCATCAAATTCGTCAGGAGTGAGGAAGTAGACATCCAGAGCAGACCCCATTTTGAACCCACTCGAGTCCAATCCAGGGGCTCCATCATACTTTACAGCATGATATTTTGCCGGCGATATGAGAAAGTGACCAAGGCTGGTGTTTGAGATTTCTGGAAGCAGATGATATTCTGATTCCTTGACGTTATTCAGTATTTCCGCTGTCATTGGGTTCTGTGTTGAAACGGTCCTTCCACAAATCGTGATCTTTGATTGCTTGGCGATCATCCTGGTAAAATCTAAAGATAAACTTTCGATTATCGAAGTTATCAATTGGTACCAGAATGGGCGCTGCAGGACTGGTCACAAATTCAATGGAGTCATCTGGGATGATTCCTTGTCTTGTGAGCGTGTCCTCAAAGTATTTGTAGTAGAACCAGAAGTTGGACATGTCAAAGTTGGCAGGATCAACAGTGGTGTAAAACTCCCAGTCAATGCGGAGTGGAAACTGTGTGATCGGGCTCATTTTCTTGACATGAGGGCGATAGAAGTCTTTCAGTGCTCCAGCGATCTTGTTTCGAATATGCGGTGTGGCATATCCAGATGTGATCTTGTTGCCGGAAAGCACCTCGTATTTTGGGGTACCAGCTGCTCTTGGGTTCTTCAGTGGCCGATCTCCATCGGGACCAATCAAGAATCCCTGGGAGTTCCACTTGAACTCGGGCTTCTGGTACTTCTTTGGAAGATCGTCTCCCTTCTTGAAATACTTCTTTCTCCGCGCCTTTGATATCATGACGTGGGTGATGTACTTAGGGATAACGATCTCTGCAATCAGGTTTGATTCCATGACCAGGAGGTATCGGGTTTGAGACCCAGTTTGTGTGCTGCGTCATAGAGAAGATTCTCGGTTTCTTGAAAGCCCTCTAATTCGATGTAATCAGAGATATCTTTTGCACCGAAGTCAATGCTGCCAAATCTACCATTCGTGAGAAACACTGGTTCAATACCGTATGTCTTTCTCATCCTCATGGCTCCTGCCACTCCAGCATAGTCAAAGTCATATAGGCTGATGATTCTTTCGAATCTCTCCTTCAGACCATCGACGATGTACGGATATGGAAGGGTTGTTTCTGACTGCATGCTGATAGCTGGGATTCCAAATAGATCCAGAACCATCACATCCTTCAGTGATTTGGTAATGACGAGTAATGAGCCTTTTTCAGGGAGTTGTACCCATCCGGCTATCCGGTTGGTATTTCCTAAAAATCTTGGCCTTTTTGGAGTTCCTTCACGTCGGTAGAAATAGATCTTCCAGCGTTGATTACCATTGTCGTCTGTTCCAAAGTAGTAACCGAGAGCAGGATCGTCAGCCTGCCGTATGTAGTAACTCTTTCCTTCAACCCAGACATACTTCAAGGAGAATATCTTGAATTTGGATGTCTGGTCAGAAGTAAGATGATACTGTTTCAGGAAGCCAATGTCTTGCGGGGTGAATTTCTGAATCTTCACCCCAATCACTTTCTTCCTGCTCTTCTCTTCTTCAGAGTCGTCAAATAAATACGTTGGATCCAACGATGGTTCGACGTCCCAAAGATTAAGCTCATCAGCAACATGTCGCAGAGCACTTCTGTAATCAAGTCTGTGTTTCTTCTGCACAAACGAAAATACGTCCATTGCATTAGGTTGAGACCAATCTCTGAAATACAACCGGCCACCGAAGTAAGCCAGGCTGCATGTCGGATGTTTGTCTTCCCGTATTGGACTTTTGAACCTTGTAGAAAAGTTCAAACGCTGCCCCATATAGTGCTCAAGAATCTCTTCCTGCGTAACGCGGGAGAGGATCCATTCTCGAGTCATGTCAACGAGGTCTCCTGAAGTGATGTTGCTTGACATTGAGTCCATTGGTTAGAGATGAAAAGAGGGGCCCCTTAATGGAGCCCCCCTGATTTTCATCGATGAGGCTTTCTTAGAAGGTGTTTGCGTCCGATACTGGACTTCCTTCGACTTCCTCTTCCGCCGTGGCTGGAGCTTCAATAGCTGCCTTGTAGGTAGCATTGTCTGTAAGCTCACGACGGCTCCAAACCAATGGAGATGCTGATTCTTCATCAGCGATGAAACCCTTGTAGCCTGGGAATCCAAGCCGGGCTTTGGTCTGATAGACAGATCCAAGAACCTTGATGGTCACGATCTTTTCTGTCCACGTATCCTTTGCTCGGTCAAGAGCCTTCTGGACATTGGTAGCCAGTTCTTCAAAGCTCGTGGCAGCATTGACTGCAGCCAGGGCCATCTCTTCTCCAGTAAAGTACTGGAGGATGTAGGCAACGCGAGAACGCATTTTATCAATGCGCTCATCGTCACCGGAATCGGGTTCAAAGATCACTTCTTCGTACTGAAGACCCTTGGCACCGTCGCCAAGCGCCAAGAAAGTGAACCGAATGACATCATACTTGGTGTCTTTTCCAATCTGGGCAGGTCCACCGGACACCAGCTTAGCTGGGCCGAGGTATGGCTGCGTCAATGATGGGGCAAATTCACTTCCCTTCAGGGAGCCATTATCTAGTTTTGTTCCGTAACTCATAGGAGTATTTTTAGGTTAGGTGATGGAGATCAAATCTTGGAGAACGGGTTGACTACCGGCTCCTCGTTCTTCTCAGGAATGTCCTCGAGATCGAGGTCCTTCGAATCATCAGATTTGGTTTCCTGATCAGAAGAGAAGTCAAGAGGATCTTCCTCTTCTTCTGTTTTCTGATCAGAAAGAGGGGCGACGTTCTTCACATCGTCTGAGACTTCAGCTGTCTTTGCTTCTTCAGCGACAGCGTCGACCATTTCCTTGGTCTCTTCATCATCTTCATCGACGACAGTTTCAACCTTGGTTGTAATGGTAACATCCATCTCTTCGGACCATGCTTCAATGCCCACATAGGCATTTCCACCATGCTCACCAAGATCGGTGAGGCGGAAGTCATTCACACCTTTGAACTTGCTGTCCAGGAGCGTGCGAAGAACGTCTGACGTGAACTCGAGACCTTTGTTCTCCGTGTTGGCACGACGTCTCAGAAGCTGAGCTTCATTTTCGTCAACGAGCTGGAATACAACGTATCCATCATCAGGGTGCAACAGGAGATTGAAGCCCATGGTGTTCAGGCCATTGCGAGCAAAGGCGAGGTCGCTTACACGCCACTTGCCAGTCTTTGGGCGGTACTGGAGGTCATACTTGGCCTCTTTGCGCTTGTGCGCTGACACAGGTGCCAGCTTTGAGAAATCCATATTCATTTGATTATGTATTTGGGGTGATGGTTACGGGAGAAACACGCGATCCCAATGAGTAGTCACACTTCCATCATCATTGAGATCGGAGATGATGATCTCTTTGTCTCGTAAATGGAGCGGTCTTGCTCCTGAAATCACTTCCTCTCCCTTCCTCACGAAGGATAGAATCCCCTGGTTGTCTCGCCGATAGAGCAGACCAATTGCATCAGCGTGAGCTGACATGATTGACCGAAGCTTACCAGTGAGATCAATTTCCTGGTGAGTGACTTCCTTTCCGCCCTTCTCAAGCATCTTCTCACGAAGATGGCCAGACAGGATCAGTGTTGGAGCCACGTTTTTGAAAGCTGAGATAACCTCCTCAAAGGCCTGTCTCAACCAGAAGTATCCAGCTCCCTGGGGAAGATGAAGGATATGACCATTTGCCGGGAAACTCTTTCCCTGCGGTGAAGCACGGTACATAGCCCTTGCTTTTGGAAGAACGATGTCTTCCAGTCTTGTGATTGGATCAAGAGCGATATAATCATACTTGTGGCCTTTATTCAAAGCCTCGATGATAGCTCGCAGTTTTTCCAAATCGGATCCGTCAACCTTCATGGCATCGACAAAGTCAGCACCACGTTCAAGGTCAACGAGAAGACAGTTTTTCAGACCTGCCAGGATCGTAGTCTTACCTGCCTTTGGTGTTGAATACATCATCAACAGGCGAGGGTTTGACGTAGATGCAGGAACAGTCTGTGTTGGGAGTTTCAGAGTCATATCTGTAGGTTGGCTAATTGATGATATTCACGATCTCCGAGATGCGGGGGAATGGCTAGTTCATCAAACTGACCAACCTCACCAACAAACCTGAGACCTACTTGAAAGTCGTCCATGCCGTAGGAGTTTTTCAGAACATGAACTGCACGAAAACGGTTGACTCCATCTGTGGAGATCATCTTGTGGGCTTGATAGCCCCCGTGTTCACGCTTTCCGTACTTCATTGGGTTGAAGAGTGCGATGGCGTAGTCTGTATCCTCATACATGTTACTTGCGCCTTTGAAATCACGCTCTTCTGGCTCAATGATCCCGCGCCTGGACGTTTCCTGCAGGCCACGGTTGAACTGGTTGATTACAACAGGAGACATACCATAGAGATCACGGCAAATAGACAGATATTCTGACATTTTCTTCAGGTTGATCCTTTCGTCAAATCCACGCTCCACAGAAATCCTACCAATATGGTCAAGCATAACCAGAGTGATTTGATTTGAATTACGTGGGACGTAGGTCTTGACATACTTGGTAACCGGGATAGTTTTGCCATCCTCTTCTGCCACTCGCTTCAGCTGATTCCAAATACCCGTTGGGTTTTCAGATCCAGGGATGATCTGGACAACGTCCAGCATCTCTTGAAAGTAGTCCAAAGCTTCTGAGACCTTTTCAAAGACATCATCTGTTACCCTGGACTTCTGTTGGCCGTAGCCAAGTAGCGTCGTGACATCCATCACCATTCTGTATTTCACCCACAGGTACAGACAGGCCCATTTCCCAAGTAATACTGGGGTAGGTCTCTCCATATTTCTGACGATGATTTTCAGTTTGACGTCTGTCTCCTGCGTATCTATGGCCATCCTCTTGTACCAGGCATAGGGTGATAGAATGAACAACTGGTGTCCAAGTGCCGTCTTGCCTGTACCTGACGCCCCTCCAAGTAGGTAATACCGTTTTGGAGCAATCTGTATATGCTGTCCAAGTCGGGGTAAGCCTAATGGAATCCATACAGATCGTCCTTGTCTTCCCTCTTCGATGAGGTTTTTCAAGGACTCCAGATGTGCAACTCCAACAGAATCTCCCGTTGCTCTACCAGATGCTTGTGGAAGAGCTGTTGTAGGAGCAAAATCTAATTCGCTCTGTTGAGTTGGCTCCTCTTCATCGGGTTCATACCAAGGGACGTCGTCATTGCTTTCCTGGCTCATTTTCAGATGGTTCTATGCTCAACAGTGCCAGCTCTTCCACGTTCTTTCAGCTCTTTGTGCTGATCAAACATGCCAGATCCGACATATTTTGCAATGTTCATGTTGATGAGTCCGTTCTTCTTCGCCCACTTCAAGATCTCCATGACCTCTTTGTGTTTGGCTTTGGTACGGACCCTTTTCTTATAGAGGATCTCGACTTCCTCCATGATCGACGATTTGAGAGGAATCATCGGACCTCGAGGGCCATCAAAATTCTCTACAAACGACGGATATTCTTCCCAGAACTGATCAAATCTGTCCATGGTCACGAAGACTTTGTCTTCAAATGTGTCAGTGACATCATAATAGTCTGGATAGGCCTGTCGACCACCATCTTGGCGATCTTTGTTACGGTCAACCAACCAGCCTTTCTGAACAAGATCAGAGATCTCATCCGCAGACCATTTGGAAACCTTTTCCGAATACCGATACAGATTGGCAATCGCAGGCCCTTCGTGAATCAACTTTCCATTGCCTTCCTCTTTGTCGAGATAGAGAAACCACAGCAATAGAAACTGATTGATGGTGATATCACACTCAATGAGCAGATTCACCAGATGTCGGGCACTCAGTCCATTCAACATACCTATTTGGGTTATTGTTATTGGTGAGCGCCAGCTATATGATCTCAGCAGGATCAGTAATCCATCTGACTACGCCTTTTGGCAGCTTCTTCTGCCTTGAGCGCAACCACTTCTCATCCTGGGTTCCCTTGGCGTATATCTCAACGATGACGGTCCTCTTTCCTTCAATAGCACGTAGAGACCGTCCATATCTTTGGATGGCTTGTAGCGGCTTAGAGGAGGCAGAGACGACCACCACCATATCAACGTCAGGGATATCAGCTCCTTGATCCATGGCTTTGGCTGTACAGAGTACAGAACAAGTGTTCATGTGGTGATTGGACGCAAAGCGATCAATAGCGTGTTGTTTTGCTGCCTTGGCAGTAAGCTTTTTGCCGTTGACCATGCGTCCTTTCACTTGGGAGTGATAGACTTCAGCACGAGACCCCAAAGCACCTGCTAAGCGCTCTGCAGAATCGATGGTTTGACTGAACGTAATAATCATCCTATCAGGAAACTGATCGATGACTTTTATTGCGAGATCATGCTTTGAATCAAGATTGTAAAGGAGCTCTTTTCTCTCCCGCATGTTCTTCATCCACTGAAATGCCGATGCTTGCACGCGTTTCTCATCCCACTGTAATCTATGAGCGTGTGCTCTGAGAGTCGCAGGATTGTTGACGCATGCCATGGCCAGACTGAAGTCATGACCAAAAGTGGCAAATGTGCGGTTGAAGTTCTTGGCGAGAGTCTTGTAGATCTCTTCCTCATCTCCTTTCAAATCGATTCCCAGGTTGTACACCTGGAAAGGCGAGATCCATCCAGCATCAAGGGCTTCTTTCATCGTAACTGTGTCGATGACTGGAGCCTTTTTGTAGATAATCTCTGTTCGTGGATCGTCATCACGCAGAGTTGCAGTGAGTCCGAACACTTGGTCATAGCTGACGCGGTCGAAGATCTGACCAAAGACCTCCGCCGTATATTGGTGGATCTCATCCAGCACCAGCATATCCACAAAATGTGACTGCTTTACAGCACTATTGATGACCCAAACTTCGACATTGTCAACTCCGAAGTCAGCCAATCTGGATTTCCACTGTTCTTGCAGATACAGTGTTGGAACAACGACCATGACAGAGAGACTAGGACTGATTTCTCTGATCATTATGATCGCAAGGATTGCGGTAATCGTTTTACCAAATCCCGTGGCACACTCTGCAGTGCCACACATGTCAGCCCCTATCCAGTTCCTGATGATTTTTCTCTGTCTGGCCTCTCGTTTGGGGTCTAATTTCATAGGATAATGATGTCTTGAGTAGACACTATGTCCACTCTATTGTACAGGTCATTCGAGACCACCAAGAGTGCGCAAATCACCTCCCGTATAGAGTATAAACAGGATGGTTTTGAGTCGCTGATAGGGGCTGGGGTAAGAGTCGACAAAGAGCTTGATATGTTGCCAAAATCGTGCCTCATTGCCCTTTTCTTCGAACATTTCGAAGTATCGGTGCATCACATCTGCCTTCTCTGGAACACCGTAGAAGGCTGCTGTCATCAGGGCTAAAATATCCCCTCCGAAAGCAGTCTCTACGGCATGAGCATATGTCTTTTCCAACGGGCTGTATCTATCGTCCACAGCACACATAAAAAGAAACAGCAGCTGTACCAGATCAACGGTTTTGTAATACGTAAATGCTGGAGCACTGACCTTATGCATTCCTCCTTGAGCTGTAATGTTGAAATCATCAAAGACTCTCAACATTTTAGAAGCCAATTGTGATGTTGTCATGAGAATAGATCTGCTTGTTTACTTTGAAAGAGCTGGATGGTCTTGTTGGCCTGTTGGATGTACCAGCTGTACTTGATTGGATTCCGATGATCATTATCCAGGTCATTGAGTACAGTTACTGATTCGCCAGCCACAAGAGAGATCTCCTTGGTCTTTGACTTCTTCAGCAAAGAACCACCACGAGTTGAAACGTAGTAGCGATTTGCCTTTTGGAGCTGAGTTCTCTTGACCTTTCTAGTCTCCTCGTCAATCTCGTCATAGACGATTTTGAAAGCAGATCCAGCATTCTGAGCCATACAGAAGTCCAGAATGTCATCATGATTGGGAATGAACTCTTCAGGCGGGATGCCATCGACAAAGAATGCTCTGATAGCCATCGGAATGATGGGTTTGTCAAAGCCTTTTCTCAGATCTTTCCATCGATCAGTGTCCAATACACCCTTCATCTTGACGGAGTCATCTGTTTTGACAACCAGGAAGTTGTTCACATCTCGTATGGCTGCAAGCTTGAAGTCGTCAAACTCAAGGTTAAATCCGGTGTAATCCTCCCAGTACCTGCAGATTGCGTCATAAACAGGTCTCTGTTCAGGACTCACCTTGGCGGTAATGCCATCGGTATTGGCGTAAAACACCTCTATTCCCTCTTGCTCGAGAGCCTCAACCAACATCAATAGGAACAGCTGGCCGTTCACCGTGACTCGGTACATGCATAACATGTCATAGAGCCAGTGGTATTCGAATCCAGTCTTCCCAAAGATGCTGTTGACTACTATTTTCAAAGCAGCAGCTGCAATCTTGTCCCCATCTTTCTTTGCCTTGAGTCGACGTTCTGTCAAACTCTCAAGCAGGTCGAGGAAGGAGTTGTCCAGATGATCGGGTTTCAGGCTATACCTGATCATGATCCTTGGATAATAGGAGCCTACATCAGCATCTACCAGATGCTCCTCATCTGTTGCAGTGAAGAGCTCTGTTGGATTATTAGAATGGAGTCCACCAACGCCCACATCATAGACGCTATTACCAATCCGAACCCTATAGGCCAATTTCTGTCCTGTTTCCGGAATGATCCCTTTCTTGATGTCTCTTAGCCAATCTTGCATCTTCTTCGTTTGAAAACGAATCTGAGGCATGACTACGTCAAGCATCTCAATTTCACCCCGTTGGGTTCTTCCATAAGTAAACATCTGTGTGGGCATGCCTGTGGCATCTGAATACAGTTTCTCGAGAAGCCGATTAGCCATCCCGCTGTCAGCCTCATCCATCACATTCACCTTATAGGCAAAGGATATCTGCGCCCTTAGATTGATGTCCTCCCTCATATTTCGATACAGCTCTCGAGTGACCAGCACATCGTTGATATTGTATCGTCTTGCTTCAGGAAGAGCCTCAAGAGGCAGTGGCTGGAAGATGTCAAATGGCAAATCTTTTACCAGGGGCCATCTTAGATTGATCGAAACCATCTTGAGTGACTTCTGGATATTTCCAATGCGCATCAAGTCAAATGACTGGAAGAACTTCTTGTACTTCATCTGCTTTGGAGCAGCGTCTTTGATTACTTGTTGAGCAAAGCCAAATAGCTTTTCACAGAAAGAGTCCCATTTACAATTATCAGGATTCAAGACCATCCACTTCGAAATAACATAGTTCATGACTACGTTGTCGAAATAATGATTATTGTATCCTACAAAATGTCGTGTTGGGACATTGAAAAACTCTAATATCGCCTCTCGATCATCTCTTTCTTCAGACACTTCAAGCAGCTGAACTTCTTCTTGATCCGGCTTCATGATCCCCACAAGGAAGAAATTAGGCCAGGTCTCAATATCATAAATCCATACGTCTGCTTGCTTTGCCATGATTAACGTGTCTTTTTGATGAATGAGATCTCGCCATCCATGGCAGTTGTGTTGCAGATTTGTGGGACCTCTAATAGTCTACGAAATGCCATAGCAAACCCGGCCAACTCTCTGAAATCATCTTGGCGAGAACATTTTGCATATCCAATGCACATCAGATGCATCATATAAGCATAAATGATAGTAAAGTCACCATCATATTTCACCAAAACGTTTTTTGGTAAAATATTTATCTTGAATTTGCGTTTACAAATTTTCTTTACTATCTCAAACTCGTCTTCATTGATAGGACGAAATTCCGCTTGGGGTAAGTTCATGTTCGTGTTGGTTTGAATTGCTAAATAGATTCTAAATTAGGAGGTGTTGGTGGCCTAAAAAAGAAGTAAGCCACGAGTATAAACGCAATTAATATGGCTATGTCTCTCATGTCTGACTCTTGAATAAATGATAAACTTGATTGTCCGCATAGCTCTCCAATATGTATTGGTCAAGAGCATAAAAGACGGTCATATCATCAGTATCTAATTTCTTTCCTTTCTCTCGGAAATCATTGATAGTGAATCCTGTCATAGCAACAAGATCTTTTTCGAAATACTCCCTGGCATCTGGAGCACACTCGTCCTCTATGAGAAGAGGCTTGTGTTCATCATCATGTTTTTCTTTAGGTTTCCCTGCATTGATATCTTCAATCACAAGAGGAGTCACTAGATTGATGAACTCATTATGGTGCTGCATTTCTTCGATGACCAAGCGCATGTTGCTCAAGGTCATATTGTTTCCAGCCATCATATTAGAATTGATCTTTCCAAGAGTTCTAGCTATAAAGAAAAGCTGGATCATTATGATGGCGCACACGGATAATATTGGGCTCATTATATTAGTTGATTATGTGACTATTCGTAGTCTCTGACGGCTTCCCCAATTGCTGGAAAAGGAATGTTGTCATCAGTCAGTTCTCGGTAGCTCACGGTGAGGTACTTCTTTTCGATGAGATTATCTCTATCATCAAACATCTTCTGACGTTCCTTCACAGTACCTTTTGGGTCTACTTTGAACGTCTTTCCTTCAGATGTCTCACAGACGAATATGGCGCAGCCTTTACTGCTACCCTTTCCTTGGAGAACATCAACAATGAGATATTCATCTGTGTAGAAAGTCTTCAGTTTCAGAAGATGTTTTGATCGATGCTGAAACAGGTATTCCTGCTTTCCATGGCGTACCATGATTCCTTCGTACCCTTCTTTGAGGAATTGATCATGCCACATGTGGATCTCTTCTGCTGATTTGATCCTTCTTGTGAATGCAACTTCCATCCCTTTGATGTCCCACAGATTCCATTTTTCACTGTAGAACAGCTTGGCAACTGCCTGGGTACGATCAGCAAAACACGCGCCAGGTGTGGCGATATCATACACATTGTAAATCAACGTTGGGCTCACATCTGGACGAAACTTCTTCACTGCTGCTGCAGTCTGTTGCAAAGAAACGTTTCCAGGAAGCATCAGCTCGCCATCAAGAATGATTCCTTCTGGAAGATCGCATAGAAGGTGCTCAATGACCTCTGGAATATTTGGATTTCCCTTGCGAGACCATCCTTTCTTTCCATCAAAGAGCATACGGATGCCATTAAACTTTGGCTGGACAAAGACATCTCCATTCCAATCAATATGCTTCTCCTTATCCCAGTATTTGTGGGCAAGCATAGGAAGAACCAAACGATCAGTTGGCGTGTTTTTTCCAGCATATCCGCTTTGGATCTTCTTGTCCGCTGCAGAATCAATCTCAGAGATTGCCTGATCATGCGGAGAGGTTTCATTGGCACGGCCAACGTTCTTGGCAGAGACTGTCTTTGGAGTGGAGATGAGAGGGGTGCTCAAAGAGCCGTCCATCGTCTCCCTCCACGACCTGGAGTAAATGTGACAGGCGCCACTGTTGCTTTTGGCAGCAAATCCCTGCCAGAACTTTTTATTTCCATTCTTGGCAGTAGACTCGAGAATCTCGGTCTTGTAGTATGGAGTAAACTCAGACAGCTCCTCCTTTGTAATAGCCATTTTCGTATTGATTTGGGTTAAAAAGAAAGCCGAGGGCCCGTTATGAGCCCCCGGCCTATCCACCACCACGGGGATAGTCAGTTACGTACTGACAAACGATTTCGTTGGATGAACGGTAGCGTAGTTGCCGTGGTCTTACAAAAAAGGCCCTCACATAATGTCACCAACCTTGATTTTCTCAAAGGTAGCTTTCATGATCCTTCTGTTTTTGTGAATGAAACGCTTTCGATTGATTCCAGTAGATCACTCCCTCCGCTTTCGATTGATTCCAGTAGATCACTCCCTCCGCTTTGACCAATCTTTCGAATGCCGATCTTGCTGACCTGATCTTCTGTTAGGTCAACCTCCACCTGCTGGTTTTCTGGAAGGTCGTTGCCGTAGGCGTCCTGTAGGATGACGGCGAAGTCACACGAATCGGACGGATGGGAAATTCCCAACGCCCCGCTCATTTTATTAGTCCACACATAGCCCCCGCCCTGGATAACAACGCAATTGTATCCCCCGCCAATCCGACGAAAATACGTCACCGGCTTGTCCTTGATGTCTGCCCACGTCAGGG